TTACTCGTCATAAATCCTGCGCGATTTTTCCGTTAATTCCAGCGCCTCCAATTCGCCCAGGTACACCTCCGTTTGAGAAATGCTATGGTGGTTGAGCATGTCGCGTAAATCGGAGGCCGGAATACCGCGGCGGCGGCCTCGGTCGGCAAAGCTATGCCGCGCCGTATGACTGGTCAAATTCTTCTCGATACCTGCCAGTCGCGCCACACGCTTGAGGTTGGGATTAATCCGGGAGGTAGCGGACTCGACTTTGGGCAGCAGCTTCAACCATAACGGGCGGTAGTCAGGTAGCCGGCTCAGCTCGGTCCAGGTTAGGCCGGCTGGGAACTGGGCGTAGGGCTCTGTTGCCTTTAAAAAGGGTAACACAAAATTATCGGGGTTATCACTACCGGCCGCCCAGCGGGCCAACACGGCATTCAAGCGCGTAGACCGGGGCGAAAGCTTGGTCTTGCCCGTTTTGTGCTCGGTGAAAAACACCTCATCTGGGCGCACGTCTCGCCAGCGCAGGCATACAGCATCTCCTACGCGTGAGCCAAGCAGATAGTACTGAAGCAGCCAGGCATCGCGCGCGCGCAGCTCGCCCCGGGTGAGTTGCTCAACTGGTAAGGCTTCAAGGCGAGACACTTCTTCGTCGGTTAGCTTGGCTTTGGGTCGGGCCTTACCCTCTTTCAGCTTAATTTTCTTAAACGGATTTTTATCCTCGGGCAGCTTATCCTCATTTATGGCTTGCAGAATCACCGTTTTGATGAAGGAGAGTTCCTTCATCAAGGTCGTTTCTCGGTTACCCAGGCCTGCAAGGTAGGCCTCATAGTCGCGGATGAGGCGTACGGTGAGTTGCGAGAACGGCAGCGTAACAGCCGCTCGCTGCGCCTTTACCTCACTCGATTCCCTAGCTAACCCAGCGGGTGGCTTAGGATGGGGGATGCCCATACGAAAGCTCTGGAGCTTGGAGCGAATATTGGCAAACTTCTCGGCCGTACGCGGGTGGCCTGCTTTACGCCGACGCTCTATGTCCTGCTGCATGTAAGCCAGGAAATCATCGCCCCCACCCCCATCGAGGCCGGCGCGTACCTGCTGCGCTGACCAGCTGGGATTGTCGTCGAGCAGCTTCTGCACGCGGCGCATAAGCTTGCGCAGCGTCTCGTTGAGGTTGTCGGCAAAGGGGTGGGTTTTACGCACCCAGTTTAGTTTTTCCAGGGTGCCGGCCTCATTCCAGTGCTTGGCCGATACGGCCACGTCGGGCACGGCCCGGTAGGTGGGCTGGCGGTCGGACGTGAGGCGCAGGTGCACCGGGTGCAGGCCATCCTTGGCCCGCGCCGGTCGCAGTACGAGGGCGTAGGTAGTAGCCATTTTTAAGCAGTGGGCAACTTGACACGAGCCGGCCGGCCTTTTTTAGGCTGGGGCGCCTGAGTAGGCTCGGGGCGGGCGTACACGGCGGCCCCGAAGAGCACGAAGCCCAGGTCGGTGGCCGGGTAGTGGCGCAGCGTATTGTATAGGAGTTTGAGGTTGCAGTGGTAGCGGCCGCTACGGATAGCAGCCACGCGCTCGGGCGGCGCGCCCACAGTGCTAGCCCACTCGCTGTAGGTGGCGAAGGCGCCGGCGTCGAGCAGGCGCTCCAACTCGGTGAGGAAGCGTTTATCTAGCTGCGCTTGGTCGTAGGCGGGCAGCGCAGTGGCGGGGATAGGTAGCATAATTCTCTATTTATCCTTTGCGGCCTTCCGCGTACCGGGTTTATACAGAAAGCTGACTTGGCTTTCGCCTTTGTCTAGTCCATCGCCGAAAGACAATAGTACATGGTCTGTTGACCACCAATAATTTCCTTGCGGGCGTTTCAGCCCCGGGCCATACATAGTAGTAAGCTTAGCTAGAGCCGCCTTGCGATTATTATCGCCTATGAAGCTTATGGTAATAGCTTTAAGCTTACCATCGCGGAAATTATAAAAGAGCTCATTGATTCGTGCCTGCCCAAACTCCTGTGGGTCTGTCGTGCGGTGATAGATACGAGTGGTTTCCCCCAAGTCCTGTACCTGCATTTCAAATACTAAATTTGAGAAGTCAGTCGTATCGGCACCAAAATGCGCGTCCTGATAGCCATTGTCCTTTTCCAGCCGCGCTAACTTCGGATTGCTAGGCATATAAGAGGCGGCTTTCTGTGCATGGGTTTCATATCCCATTAGCAGAGCAGCCAAGCATGGCAGTAATAATTCCACTTTCATATATTGCGTAGGCTTCAAAAAGTGCAAAAGGCTTATGATTCTGCGTTATTTCAATCCTGAGCCATAGGATTTCTTAAAGATTCCAGTCGTCTTAACTCCTTGCTATCTACCATACTTTCCACGAGGCGACGCAAATCATCCTGGCCATCTTCCAAGCGGGCGATGCGGTCGTTGAGGGTTTCGGTGACGTTGATGGCGTTGGCCGTGATGCGCCACTCGAAGCGCCAGATTTCGAGCACCTCGGATAGGTCGATGTTATAGCTCTGGTGCTGCCGGTTGTCGGAGATGCAGCGCACATACTTCTCGTCTCCATCGGTGCGCAGCCGCAGCCGCTTGAGTTGTAAGCCCCGGCTTTCGGTGACGATAACAGCCACGTTATCATCGTTTACATAGGCCCACTCGGGCGAGGGCAGAAAACGACACACCACGTAGTCCTTGGCAAAGAAGGTGGGCTCCATTGAGTCGCCGATAACCGGAAACACCGCGTAGTCGCCCGAGCGCAGCAGCCAGTTGGGCATGGTAATGATGCCATCGGGCTCGGCCCGCTCCTGGCTATTGCCTTGGCCGAGGTAGCTGGCCGCCGTGGGCAGGTTGTAAAGCAGAGCGCCCCGATTCTCCCCTTCCTGCACGGCATAGGCGCGGGGCTCGCTGGCATATACGAAATTATTTTTTGGGCTTTCGTCAGATTTAAGCATTTGGCCCTCGCCGAGTAGCAGCCAGGATGGATGCACTTGCGGATATGCACTGGCGACTTTGCGCAAAAATTCCGCAGTGGGTTTGCTTTTGCGTTCACCAAAGAGCTCACTCACTCGGCCTGGCGCAACTCCTATTTGCCGCGCAAATTGCCGTTGAACACCTTTTTCAAAGTATTCCATTATGGCATTAATACGCTGACTTATAGGGCTTAGTGTTTCAGCCTCTTGCATTTCTAAAAATATTGTGTGCAAAAGCATACACCAGATGAGTGCTTTTGCGTACATTTGCTAATACTAATAACAACACTAGCAAGGTACGCAAAATGGAATCGACGCTGCCCCAAAAAATCCGGGATTTGATGCCTGAAGGCTACCTGGCTAAACTCATGGACCTCACCAGCACGAAGAACTATTCGAACCTGGCGCAAATCGTCCGAAACGAGCATACCACGAGCAAGCACTGGCGCGCCGTGCTGACGCTGGCCGAAGAAACCGACCCCGAGCGCTACGCCCGGTGGGCGGCTGCCAACCCCAATAAACTGCTGGCCCCCGTGGCCCAAGCTGCCTAACTACTCTCTGCCCCCTCTTTTTCTCCCAAAACCCCAACCATGCTACTAGCTATGGATAAGTGCCTGTTGCCTTTTCTGAAGGGCGCCCTAAACCCGAAAGAGCCTTATAATCTGAGTGATGGCTTCCGCGAAAGCGATTTACTGCACGTACTGAGCGCCGGCCTGCCCTGGCCCGCGGGCACGGTGCTGCCCGTGCTCGGCCAGTGCCTGTGCCGCGATGCGCAGGGCTGCGCCTGGCGGCTGCTGGCCTACGTGCCGGCAGCCCCGCAGGACTGCACCACCTACGCCGGCCGGCAGGCCCGCCGCTTCCCGGAGCAAGGCCAAATCGAGCGCTGGTTTGGCGGCATCCCGATGGGCTACTTCACCGAGCTCGACCTCACCGATTACGCCGACGATTTGGCCCTGGAGCGGCTCAGCGGCGCCGTGGTGATTGAAATGTACCCCAAACAGGCGCAGGCCCTGCGCCAAGTAGCCTAGTTTCCTATGTCTTACACAGTCGCCAGTGCCGAAGAAGTAGCCACCCTGCGTGCGCAGGTGGACGAATTGAAGACGCTCGTTCTACAGATGAAAGCCGCGCAGCCCGAGTGGGTGCGTGAAGAAGAGGCCCGCCGGCTAACCGGACTTTCTCAGTCCACGCTCTCCCGCGAGCGGCGCAAGCACACGACGCCGCTGGTCTGGAAAACGGAAGGTGGGCTGCGCTACCTGCGCAGCAGCCTGGACACGCTCAACGAGCTGCGCAGTGTGAGCCGGTACCAAGCCAAAGAAGCTGCCTGATGTCCCGCACCTGTGAAGAATCGCTCGCTTTCCGCGCCCTGGTAAGCCCGCCCCGCTCCCGCCCCACCACTTTAACACTTGCCCCCGTGCCCTCTCACGAACTCGACAATGACGGCTGGCTCGATGAATTCAGTGCCAACACGGCCGATGAGCAACCCGCTTACGGCCGCCGCAGCCCGCTCAGCCCCAAAGCCGCCTGGCCCGCTTCCGACCCGCTGTTCGACCTAAACACGCCGCTTAGCGAGTTGGGCTTAGCCGATGGCCCCACCGAAGCCCGCCTGCTAGCCGCGCGCGCCGTGGGGTTGGCCCCCGCCTCACCGCCAGTACCCGAGCCGCCGCAGGTGCAGCTGCTACGCCTGGCCAAAAAGGCTTTTCCCGACCTGACGCTGCGCCCGGGCATGTACTGCGACGTGAACGGCGTGAGTGGCACCAGTCCCTGGCGCTTCGTGCTCAAGGCCTCGGGTATGTCGCTGGGCGCGGCCAAGCTCACGGCCAGCGGTGATTCGCCCGAGGCGTGCATCGAGGCCATGATAACGCAGGTGCGGCCCATCGAGCGGCAGGTAGCCGCCGACCGGCAAGACGCTATGCGCCGCCGCCGCGCTGCCTAAAACCAAAAGCCCCCGCACGGACGAGGTGCGAGGGCTCTCAAGCAATTGCCCCATTCTTAAACAAGGACGCTGTAAAGATATGACGACTGAACGTGAAGCGCTTAGCCTGATTCGCGCTACTGCTACGCGCAGTGTTCCCAACTGCATTAACCTGCCAGCTATCGACCGCATTCTGGCCGACGTGGCTGCGGCCCCCGCCGAGTGGCTCGACCTGCCGGCCCTGCACGCTCGCCTGCTGCCGCTGGCGCAGGCTGCCGGCCACGAAAAGCTACTGCTGAGCGTGGCAATAGGCGATGGCCTGCCCTGCTACGAAGCCGATGCCACGGGCGGCCCCAGCGGCTTCCGGCGCTACGTCGGCCGCTTCGACTACGGCGATACGCCCAGCCAGTTCGAGGGTCGCCTTACTGAATTGCTTCAACAGCAGGCCACTTACCGCACCACCCAGCCCACTAGCCATGCAAGCCACTAACGCCCCCTTTTTCACCCCGCCCCGCGCCGAGCAATGGCGCCGCGAATCGGCGGCCGTGCCCACGCCGCCCGCCCTGCCTGCCCCATCGTGGGCGTACCGCCTGGCCATGTGGGCGCTGCGGGCCGTGTTCGTGCTGGCGCTCCTGGTGGTGCTGGCCATCTGGTTTTTCCTCTTCGGCGAGGAGCGCCCCGAGCGGGTGCGGCCCGAGCTGACGCCCGCCCAGCGCGCCGCTGCCTTTCGCCTGCCCCACCCATGAGCCGGGCAGATTTGCTGCGCGCCTGCCATGAGCAGTGCCCCCACTCGGCCGATTGGTATGCCGCCGTGCAGCGACTAGGCGCGGCCAGCAAGGCGGGCTTTCCGGAAGCAAAGAAACCAGGCCGCCCCACCGGCAAAAGTCGGGGCGAGCTCTACCACCAAATGCTGCGCTCCTCGGCTTTCGATACCGACCGCGACGCCTGGCTGCGCAAGTGGTACGCCAGCCCTACCGCCGCCACCTGGGACGAGATGAGCCAGGAATTGAAGAATCGCAAACTGGCCACCAAGCAGGCGGCCGCTTAACCATTTACCATCATGCGCGAAGCCTATCTAACTGGCGGCGGTGAGCCTTTCGGCGCTACCGCCGCCCACGACCTCAACCTAACTAAGGTCAAGCTCAACCGCAAGGATAATACCCTCTACGCTGAGTACAGCGAGGGCGAGTCAGGGGGCTTCGCTGAGAAAACGGCGCTGCACCACCGGCCCGCCCACGCTGACCTGGAAGCGGCCTTTGCCCGCGTGCTGCCGCACTTCCTGCTGCTACTGGAGATGCTGCCCGGCGTGCAGCAGGGCGAGCAGTGGCTGAAGAATGATAGCCGGGATTTTGTGTGGCTGCTTGAAGATGGTGAGTTGTCCAAGCTGCCAGAGCTAGCTGACTACTCAGTTACCGGCTACGCCTACTCCGATAAGGGCGGCGTGGTAATTCTAGGCCGCAAAACGCTGCGCTCGGGCAAGGTGGTCAACCTCACCAGCCCGCACGAAACGCTGGACCCCGACCCGCTCACAGGCCTGGAGTACCCTCACCTCATCACCCTGGGCACTGAGCTGGCTGGCTGCGATAAGGAGGTAAAGCTCTACCTGGCCGGCAAGTCGGCCCCCTACGTGGCCGAGCAGCAGACGGACTTCCTCGACGAGCTGCAAAACACGGTCGATAAGGCTGGTGGCCTTACCAGCATGACGATTTCGAGCGGCGGCAAGAGCGTCACGCTCACAAGCCGGAAGAAGTCAGGCAAGGATGCCGCGGCCGGTAAAGACGACTAAACGCAAAAGGGCCGCCGTGGACGCGGCGACCCTCTTTTTTTCATTCACACAACCCAAAGGTATGAAACTTAAGTTTTTTCTGCCCAAGCCTAAAGGGGCTCTACCTGCTGCTCCAGCCATTTCCGTTCGTCGGAAGGGTCAACTCAGCCTCAACATCGCCGCTACTGATGCTATTGGCGCTGAACCAGGCGAGTCGGCCAATATCTGCTATGATGAGGAAGGCGAGCAGTGGCTACTTGCCCACTGGCCTAACGGACAAGCTGGCCAGCCGCAACTAAATGCGCAATCTGGCAAAGCCAAGGGGCTGCGTTTTCAGTGCTTAGCTGCTGCTACCCCCTTGTTTGAAAAAGTCCTAGCGGACGTAAGCACGCTGTCCTGCCAACTTGATACCACTGCGCTCAAGTCAGAGGAAGCACCAGGTGCGTCGCTCTACGTGCTTACGATTCCGGATTATTACTTCAACGCTACTGCGCAGGCGAGCAATACGCCTGCGCTGCGCGCAACTAATAAGCAGCCTGGTGTAGGCCGCGGGCGCTATGACCGCTCTGCCAGTAAGAAAGGGGCCGGCCGTGGTTGAGGTGCCCGCCGCACACCCCGGCGACGTGCGCGCCGGGCTAGACCGCCCACAGGCAGGCCGCCGGCAAGAGGTAGTTACCTCCTTCGGCTATAAGGGCCAAGCTGATTACGAAGCGCAGCATGCGCTCGGAGCATTCGATGCCGAGGGATATGAGCTGCGCCGGGGCGACAAAGTTCTGCTGGCCCCCACCTACGCCAATGGCAATGAGCGCGTGGGCACGATTGAGGGCATTCTCTACTACCCTGTGAGCGAGAAGCGCCGGCCCGATGTCAGGGTAAGCTTTCCCCAAAGTGCGCGCCTTAAAAGCAGTACGGGCACCTGGCTTGATACACACCTGCTGCTCTCGCACCAAGCCCGCGTCCGTCGCCTGCGGCTTGAGCAGCCTACCAAACCAACCACTCCTACCTCCTCTTCACCCGCACCCGCGCCCGCACCAGCGGCCGCCCTCCTCCCCATGTCCAAATTTATCGTCAGCAGCTCCGCCCTGCTCAAAGTTCTTCAGCCCTTGGCCGGCGTCATCACCAACAACCCGGTGGTGCCTACGCTCAGCAACTTTCTATTCAACGTGACGGGCAACACGCTTGCCATTACGGCCAGCGACCTGGAAGTCTCGATGATTACCTCGCTGCCCGTGGAAACCAACGCGGGTACGCTTGATATCTGTGTGCCCTCGCGCATTCTGCTCAACCTGCTCAAGCAGCTGCCCGACCAGCCCATCACGTTCGACGTGAACGAGGAAGAGTTTCGGGTAGAAATCCGCTCGGCCAATGGCAACTATAAACTGTCGGGCGAGAATGCCGCGGATTACCCGAAGGTGCCCAGCGCCCAGGGCAACAACTCGCTGGAAATCCCATCGTCCGCCCTGCTGCGCGCCATTAGCAAAACCATTTTCGCGGTAAGCACTGACGAGTTGCGCCCCGCCATGACAGGCATCCTGTTCCAGATGGAGCAAAACCGGGTAACGTTCGTGGCCACCGATGGCCACCGGCTGCTGCGTTACCGCCGCCTCGACGTGGGCGCCGGTTACGTGGGCAATGTCATCGTGCCGCGCAAGGCCTGGGCTATGCTCAAGAGCGCCTTACCCAGCGAGTCTACCCCAGTGCAAGCCTCGTTTTCAACCAGTAACGCCAGTTTCAGCTTCGGCAGCATGCGCATAGTCACGCGCCTCATCGACGAGCGCTACCCCGACTATGAGAACGTCATTCCTATCAGCAACCCCAATACGCTGCGCATTACCCGCTTGGAGTTGTTGCGCGCCAGCCAGCGCTGCTCGCTGATGGCCAACAAAACCACGCACCAGATTCGGCTGCGCCTGACGGGCGCGGAGCTCCAGCTCTCGGCTGATGACTTGGACTTTGGCAACGAGGCCCGCGAAACGCTGGCCTGCCAGTACGACGGGACCGATATGGAAATCGGCTTCAACTCCAGTTTCCTGCACGAGATGCTCGGCGCGCTCGACAACGACGAGGTGACGCTCAGCATGAGCACGCCCAACCGGGCCGGCCTGATAGAGCCGGGCCAACAGGGTGATGACGAAGACGTGCTCATGCTGGTGATGCCAGTGATGCTAAACAACTACGTGTAGCCCTGCCCCTGCCCCTTCATTTTCCTGCATTCGCAGGCCTTCTGCTGCCTGCTATTTCCTGGTTCATGCTTCCCATCCGCCAACATTTGCTCATGCTCACCTGCCTGAAAAGCAACGCCAAAATGGTGCTGGTCGAGGTATGCGAGCTGGCTGAAAACGGCAAAAAGGGCGGCTGCTTTGCCTCTAACACCACCCTAGCGCGGGACTTGGGTATTTCGCTGGCCACGGTTACGCGCACCGTGGCCAGCCTGGTGGCTGCTGGTCTTCTTACCAGCGACGTAGTAAAGGCTGAAGCAAATCGCCGCTACCTACGCCCCACCGCCCGGCTGCGCGCCTGCTACACCGGTGGCTCCGAAGCACAGCAACTAGCCGCCATTGCTGAGTTGACTATAGTCAAAAATGACACTGACTATAGTCAAAACGAACAAGTTACTATAGTCAAAACGGGCGCTGACTATAGTCAAAATGCCTCGCGCGTATTAGGAGACGACCAGTACGACCAAGTAGACGACCAAGAAGCTCTCTTGACGCAGGAGCGCGAGGCCTTCCAAAAAAAAATAGGGGAGCTGGAAAACGAGAATGCCCGGCTCCGCCACCTGCTGGCCCAGTCGCAGGCTTCGCACACCAGGGGGGCGGCCGGCGGCTACCGCGAATTCGAGGCCGAGTGGCCGGCCCAGCTGCACCCGCCCTTCAAAACCCCGGCTTTTCGGGAGGCCTGGGCCAAGTTCGCTGGCTACCTGGCCGAGCTCGGCAAACCCTTCCGGGGCCACCAGCACGAGGATGCGGCCCTGCAAAAGCTGCGCCGCCTCGTCGGTACCGACCACACCCTGGCCCTCAAGGCGCTGACCGACACCATGGCCAACGGGTGGCACAACCTCAACCTCGACAACAGCAAGGCCGCCCGGCCGGAAACGGGCGCCCCTGGCCAGGCCGAGGAGCGCCTCAGCACCATCGACGAAACCCTTCAAGCCCGGCGCGAGCGTCGGGCAGCTGCCTAATGTCTAGCACCGCCCTCGCTCTCCCCCAGCCTGTTGCGCTGGCTCTGCCGGCTTCCGTGCCGGCCCCTATTCGTGCTGCCGCCGAGGCCTTGCAGGCTGGCCCGCCGGTATCGCTACTTTCCACGCCCGAACTCGGCGACCACCTGGTGGTGGCGCTGCCGGCGATGGCCCTGCTGCTGGGCCACAGCAAAACGCTGGTGAAGTCGGCTGACATCGAGGCGATGGCCGACGCCGTGGCCGAGATGATTCACCGCCGCTTTGCCCGCCTCAACCTCGTGGAGATTGGTCTAGCGCTGCGCCGGGGCGCGTCGGGCGAATGGCCCCGCAGTGAAGGCGACGTGCTGCTCGTGAGCCTGCCCCACGTCACGCACTGGCTGAGCTGCTACTGCAAAGAAGCCCGCGCCGAAGCCCAGCTGGCGGTGCAGGCCGCAGCCCCGAAGGCTGTGCTACCAGCCCCGCGCATCGACTACGTGGGCTTAGTGGCCAACTATGTGGCGCTGGCCAGAGCGGGCGAGCTGCCCCTCGGCTTCGAACTGGATATGGGCAATTTGCTCTACACCTGGCTAAAGGAGGTGGGCGCTTTTACGGGCTTCCGCACGGGCGAGCAGTACGCGCAGATGCGACAGGAAGAAACCGACCGCCTACTCGCTGTCACGCTGCCCGAAAGTGGGGCTGACCGCCGCGAGTACACGTCGTTTGTGAATGCCCTAGGTGCGTCGGGCGAACTACCTGAAAGCCACCCGCTGAGCCGCTCAGTCGTGAACGCCTGCAAGAAGCGCGTGCTGCGCGAGTGGCTCGAATACGCCGCCTGGCTCGAACTGGATGAGCAAAGCATTGCCGAGTTTCTCGCCAACCCTCAGGCCAAATGCCTGTGCTACCGCGTCGAAGCTGGCGAGGTGTGCCCTGACTGCCACGATTCCGGCCGCAAACAACTACCCGATTTACCTCAAGCAGCCTAGCTGCGCTTACTTAATGGCTCACCTCACTATTTCCGAAACAGACCGCTTGCAGCTCATTGGGCTGCTGTCTGTGGGCGCCCAGCTGCTGCACCAACTCAACACCGTTGACCAGGCCATGTGCAAGCTGCTGGATGTGCAGCCCGACCACTCTGGCTACTCGGGGCACATCAGCGACACGCTCTACGAAGCCGACACCCATAATCCGGTAAACCTAGCCACTGGGCTATTACACCGGCTGCACATCGAGGTGGTACCAGCGCCCGACACGTCGGCACCAGCCGAGCGCAGCGAAGCATCTCGCGTGGAGCCGCTACCCAACGCTAGCCCCTCGCCTCCAATCGGCTTTAAGCCTTCGCCACCTAAAGAAGAACCGCCTTTCTGATGAAAACAGCCCCCGAGTACATCACCCAGGCGCTGGCCAAGCAGGTAGCCGAGCACCAGGCGCAGGGCTACTGCCCGCTCAGCTTCGACGAGCCGGCCACCCGCTTCGTGCTGCGCGAAACCGCGGAGGCCGCCGTAGCGCTGGCGCTGGCCGATGCGGAGCGCTACAAAACCAACGTCGTGGGCGCCTATCTGCGCTCAAAACCTTCCACCCCTCAACCGGCCGCCGAGGCCACCCCACCCGATGAGCTTTGAGCTATTCCCAGGCGTGGGCTTGGTGCACCTGAACGTGGGCTCCACGCCACGCCGCGCGCCGGCAGGCACTATCCACCGCTGGAGCGGCCCGGCCGTGCGCGGCGGCAAGCCCGTCACCTGCACCAAATGCGGCTGCCAGAAAGCCTACACCCGCGATTACCGCACGCTGTACGTGGCCCCCGGCGGCCGCCTGCAAACCGAAATGCGCCCGCCGTGTACGGGTACCCCTCCCACTTCTGATAAAACGACCAAAATATGATACCTCAACACATCACCGAGCGCCTGCAAGTATTTGCCGACCTGCGCTTTCGCTTCGACGAGGCCGCCCATGAGTACTGGCTGGGCGAGCGCCAGCTCACCAATTGGTCGGCTTGGATTAAGAATTACAAAGATGTCTTCGACCGAGAGGCCCAAGCCCCACGCACGGCGGCAAAGCGCGGCATCAGCGTGCAGGCTGTGCTAGCCGAGTGGGACTTCAGCGAGTGGCTGGGCACTCAGACGCACGCTTACATCGAGCGCCGCTACACCTGGGGCCCCGACGCCGAGCTGCGGTCGGCCAACCAGGAAGTAGCGCTACGTTGCGAGAAGTTCGAGCAGTTACGCGCCGGCCGTCTCAAGGACTTCGCGCCAGTGGCCCAGGAGCTGCGCATCTTCCACGAGCCCACCGGCCTGTGCGGCACACTCGATTTCCTCGGCTGGCACGTGCCCACCCAGCAGCTCTACGTGCTTGACTGGAAAACTAACAAGGCCATCGGCACCGACCAGGGCCCCATCTGGCGCATGCTCAAAGGGCCATTTGCCGACTTAGGCGACCACGAGCACAACGTGTATTCGCTGCAAATCAGCCTCTACCGCATCCTGCTGGAAGAGGCGGGCATCCTTACCGCCGGAGGTGCCATCGTGCACCTGCCCGCCGGCACAGCGCCCGGTACCATCTACCAGGCTATTGACTACCGCAGCCGCTTACGCAACATTATTTTCAATTTATGAGCGACCGCCCCGCCCCCGCCCTGGTGCTCATTAGCCCGCCGGCCATCGGTGAAACCACCTGCATCATCCGGGAAGCCGGTGAGCGGCAGCAGTGGCACCGCGTCACGCTCGACGATGACGAGCTCGACTACTACAACCTCGACACGCTGCGCCCTGGCTGGGCCGTGTGGGCGCACGAAGGCCGGTTTATCTCCGACCACACGCTGCGCCATCTGAATTGGCGCATGTGCCCGCCCGGTGCGCAGCCGGCGCCAGTACCAGCCGAAGAATTTGAACTGCAATTAGCTTAATGAAAACGCCTGAACCCATCGACCCCAAAGCGCCCCGCTTCCACTACGTGCGCAACACGTCGGTGCTGCTCACACCTGGCACCATCACCGCGCGCCTGGCCAACGTGCCCGTAGCCGAGTGGCAGTGGCTGCAAAAGTTGCTGGAGAGTCGGGGGTGGAAAGTGTACTAACGACACTAGCCCACGCCAGAATACTGGCGTGGGCTAGTGTCGTTACGTTTCAGTCGTTAGCTAGTGATTGCTTAAAAACACGGCCGCGGTGATATGATATTATTAGGGCCAAGGTCCACCCGCTGCCAATATCCTGGGAGATATGGGTCTGGCTTGGATAAGAATATCCCACTATTCAAATCTCTCATCAGCTTCAAAAAGGCCAGTTCATTTGCAGCGGGATTGCTATTGTTGTTCGTCGTGATGCCATACTGCATATACAGGGCTTCCAAGTCATTGAGGCCCGCAGGGGTTGAAAGGTAGCGGTTGGCAAAAAGACTGAAAAAATATCCATCGGGACAGCTGATAGTATATGCAGTACCAGCTGCCGTATAAAGCTCTGAAACGAACATGCCAGGGTCGCTCACCCAAGGAGAAGTGGATTTAGCGGCGTAAAAAGTGTATAAATCTTTTACGGAATAGATAGACAGCATCCCGGTTGTATGCGTGCTCATTATACCATCAAGTGGCGCAAGCTGATTGGTACCAGGATAAAAAGGATGGTCAAGGGCTACCTCCTGCTGATTAGGTCCAGGAGATAATATTGTTGCTATAGTAGACAAATTAGCTCCATTACGATAAGTTAAGTAAGCATAGCCAGTCGCCTGACTCTGGGTCAGCGTACTACGCAACTGCGTAACTAGTGCAGAATGTGGCGCCGAAGTAGAGAGTATGTAATTAGCTGGACAAGGGCTTAGTTCGTTCGGGTTTGCATTAGGACCTTCTGGGTCGCCGGGCGGGATGTCTCCTGGTACGTTAGAGCCGGAAGGGCAATAAATAGCGATTACTGTTTCTGTCCCTACAGATTCGCCGGAGGGACCTTCAGTGTAAACCGTCTCGTAGACTTCGACGCAGTCCGCATCGTATAGCTGCGAGGTAGGAGTACCAGTAGCTTTCTTAGACGATTTGTAAAGGGATGGCATATACGTCGTCTCAATACCCGTTGTTTGTGACTTGTAACGGTGCGAAACGATAGTGAGGTCAGACTTGGTAGTGGTAGCTTTCACATTGGGAACGGGCTCCACTTTGGTACATGCCTGCAAACCAGCCATGAACAACCCTGCTAGCAGTAGAGAACTGCTATTGTAAAATACTTTCATTAGGAGGAAAAGGTAAAGATTGAATTCCTGCTACAATGCGTAGTAGGTGTACCGGCAAATGTATATAACTACCCTGCTATCAAGGCTAAGAAGATTACATTATTTTTTCAAAATATTAATTCATGCTCATTAAGCAACTAATATAGTTAGCAAAAAAAGGTGGTTTCGTATCTTGCCGGCATGAACTTTCCTCCTGCAAAACCGCCCCGCTTCCATATTGGGCAGGCTATCGTCTGCATCGACCCCACTATTACCCACGAAGGCAACGCCTCCATCAAAATGCACCTGAACATGAATACGGTGTACTTAGTGTGTCGGCAGGAGCTGCGCCGGGGCTGCTGGTTTCTGACGCTCGATGTGCTGACCGAGTTTGTTTTTGAGGAAATCCACTTCGCCCCGGCTGAGTTGCTACCAGATGAAGCCGTAGCGGCGCTGGTGGCCGAATCACTGGAAGTGGTACCAGCCTAATGTAGTAAAAAGGCCTCGCTTCGGTGGGGCCTTTTTCGTTTACAATAATAAACTGTTTATTTTACACAGTTTATTACTTTACCTTACTTTACCTTTTCTCGTGTCCACCACCGCAAAAAACGACCAACCCAAGCCGCTCAACGCGCAGCAGCTGCGCTTTGTCGAAGAGCTGTGCGTGGACTGGAAAAAGGCACCAGCGGCCCGCCGCGCCGGCTACAGCGAGAAGTCTGCGAAGCAGATAGGCAATCAGTTATGGCGTGACGAGCGCGTAAAAGCGGCGGTGTTGGTGCGGGCGCAGGAACTCAGCGTATCGGCGGCGGAAGCTACCGCTAAGCTCAGCAAATGGGCCCGCGCCGACATCGGCGACCTATTTACCCGTGAGGTAGTGCCGCACACGCCCATCGTCGAGCGGCCGCTGGCTCAGCTGGTGGCCGAGCTACAGGCTGAAATTGAGTTTGAGCAAGAGTTTGCTATCCGGGCCGAGGCGCTGCTCACGGATGCCAAGGCCCAAAAGAAGTTTCGGGCGGCTACTGCTGAGGCGCACCAGCGCCGGCAGCTACAACTCTGGCGCTACGAGATGGAACTGGAGCGCAACCCCACGGCTACGAAGTGGGTGCCCGGTACGACGGTGGCCCGCGTCGAGGTGCAGCTCGACCTGGTGAAGGCGCTCGACCTGCAAGCGGGTGGGCTCATCAAGAAGGTGACGCCTACCCGCTATGGCACGGCAGTGGAGCTGTATGATGCCAAGGATGCCACGGATAAGATTCTGAAGCTGCTGGGTGCTTACGCGCCTGAGAAGCACGATTTAACCACCAACGGGGAGGCCTTGCCGGGGACTCAACTCTATTTGCCCGACAATGGTCGCAATTAAGGGCCGTCCCCTGCCCACTCCCGAGCGCATCATGCCGCAGCCTGGCTTTCAGGAGCGAGCACTTGCCACCCCCGCTGATATCGCCATTATTGGCGGCTCGGCCGGGGGTGGCAAGTCGTTTGCGTTGCTCATGGAGGCGGCCCGGCACCAGGACAACCCCCGCTTCGGGGCCGTATTCTTTCGGCGCACCTACGCCCACATCACCAACGCCGGCGGCTTGTGGGATGCCAGCCAGAACATTTACCGCTCGCTCGGGGCCACGCCCCGCGAAGGCCTGCTCGACTGGCACTTCCGAAGCGGGGCCAAGGTGCAGTTCCGGCACATGCAGCACGAAAACGACCGCATGGGCTGGCAGGGGGCCGAGGTGGCGCTCATCATCTTCGATGAGCTTACCCACTTCACCAGCAAGCAATTCTGGTACCTGCTGAGCCGTAACCGTAGCACCTGCGGCGTCAAGCCCTACATGCGCTGCTCGTGCAACCCCGAGCCCGACCACTGGGTAGCGGAACTGGTAGAGTGGTGGATAGACCAAGAGGAGTTTCAACCCGATGGCTCGCCTAATCCGCGCTACGGCCTGCCCATCCCCGAGCGGGCCGGCGTGCTGCGCTGGTTCACTCGCCACGAGGATAAGATGATTTGGGGTGATACAGCCGAAGAGGTACGCGCCAAGGCGCCGCACCTGTTTGCGGGTGCGCTGGCCGACGTGCAGCCCAAGAGCCTCACCTTCATTCCGGGCTCGGTGTTCGAGAATAAGAAGCTGCTCGAAATCGACCCCGGCTACTTGGGCAACCTCATGGCGCAGGATGCAGCTGAAAAGGCCATGCTACTCGATGGGAACTGGAAAGTAAAAATTGACGGGCTGGCGCTCTACCAGGCGGCCCGCCTGAGCGACCTCTTTACCAACCAGCTGGCCCAACCGCCGAAGCCCCGGCGCTACATCACTTGCGACGCCGCCGGCTTCGGCCGCGACTATACGGTCATCTTCGTGTGGGAGGGCTGGGAGGTGGTGCAAATCATCGTCGAGCGTAAGACCGACCCGCGCGCCATTTACGAGGCCATTGAGAAGCAGCGCAAAAAGTGGCAGGTAGCCGAGTCGGATGTGGTTGTAGACCAAGATGGCGTAGGCGGCAAGGTGTTCAATTTCGGCAAGGGCTACAAAGCCTTTAATGGCGGGGCGCGGGCGATGGCTGACCCTGATACCAAGGAGGTTGAGCATTACGTGAACCTGAAAACGCAGTGCTACTACCGGGCGGCCGACCGCGTGAACGCGGCCACGGTGGCCGTGCGCGTCGATGATTACACGGTCGAAGTGGATGGCACTCGCGGTATTAAACTGATGGTCAGCGGCAAGGAAACCACGGTGCTACAGTTACTCAAAGCCGACTTAAAAGCCGCCAAGCGCGCCCCGAGTGATGATGAAAAGCGCAAGGCCTACAATGGCAAGGAAGAGCAAAAGTCCTTGCTCAACGGGCGCTCGCCGGACTTTGGGGATGCTTTTATGATGCGCGAATTTTTCGAGCTACGCCACGAGGTGAAGAAGTGGTTTATGACGCGGGCCAACTGAGAAGTGGGAAATTCGGAAATAAACTGTTTACTTTACACAGTTTATTTCGGCAGCTACGGGACGGCGGCCGGTTTCATTTCCGGTTTTTCACCTTCTCCCCTCTTTACCGATGGCGACCCCCACTTCGTGCACCCGGCCGGATGCGCTCACGTCGATTACCAAGTTCGACTGCGCGCTTCATTTCGGCCAAATCGTGGCTTTGCTGATTCAGCGCGGCCAAACCACCCCCAGCTTCGCCAGTGAGGCCGAGCTGCAAACCCTGGCAAAATGGGTTCCGCTGCTCACCGCGCCTGATGGTACCAAAGTCATCATCACGCCCGAGTTTGGTGGCTTTACCATTCCTGGCTCCGAGCCGCAGTACACGGGTGAAAACTCCAACGACAGCATCGACGGCCTGGGCGAGTTCACCGGCTTTAACTCGGTGAAGCCGAATGGCAAGTTCTACGGCATCCCCTCGGCCATCAAATCCGACCTCGGCAAATTGGTAGCTGAGAGCCAAGCAGGCCTCAATCCTGGCACTACCACTTACCCTATCACGGGTGACGGGCGCATCATCTACGACCTAGATGACCAGGGCCTGATTCGCGGTATTCCGTTCGTCAACTTCTACGTGGGCAGCCTTGCTTCAGCGGGCTTCAATGCCAAGAACGAGAACGCCTTCGGCCTCACGTTCGTGGGCGACTGGGACAAAAACGTGCAAATCACGAAGCCCAACTTCAACGCACGCACTGCGCTGCGCTAAGCCTGGGCTAAATCGATTCGCTCACTTTATCCCTCTCTCCAAATGGCTACCCCTAAGACTACGACGGCTTCGGCCCCAAAAGAACTAGCTGCCCCCGACATGGTGCAGTTGCGCTGTGAAGACCTGGGCGAAACCCGGGATTTCACCCCCAAGCACGCTGCCGATGTGCTCAAATGGCAGCAGGAGCGTGGCCTGCAAGGCAAGAAATCCTGGCAGCCCGTCGATGCTGCTGCTACTACCGAAGCCTAAGTTTTTCAAGCTGCCGATTCGTTTTCTTCATGTTGCTGCAACCCACGCAAATCTCGTCGCTCATCCAAACGCCCGCTGCTGGCTCTGTGCTGGCGGCGTGCGTGCGGCATGAGCAAGTGCTGCGCGTGCATACGGATGTGGCTGTGGACCCCGATGCGCGCCCGGCAGGCTTTGACCGCTTGTTGGATTGGCCCAAAGCTATCCTGCCCAAGGATAAGTTTGACAAGCTCGTTTCCTTTATTGAGCTGCCGCTGCCAACTACCGAGTTGGTTGACACCGTTTTTACTAGCCTGGGCCGGGTATTCGACGCGCAGGATGGCGCTGTCACCACTGATTTTGCCACGCCCGAGGCAGAAACCGACTTCGAAACCTACCGCGCAGCGCTCGGCGACGAAGCTTTTTGGCATGGGCCGGCCTTTACGGCCGTGCGCCGGGCACCCCACTCGGTGCTCGTCGTGGATATGGCTGCGCAGCAGACGACGCCCCGGCCGGCGCCTTACGTGTTTCTGCTCGACATCTCGCAGGTCGTTGACCTGGCCCTCAAGCCCGATGCGACGCTGGAGTATCTGATGTTTCGGCAGGCCGATTATCGGCGCGAGGATGGCGTCACGATGCAGCGCCTCGCCGTGTATGACGATGGTTTCTACCGCGTCTATGAGCGCCCCGAAGGTGCCGATGAGTGGCCGAGCGTGCCATTTATCGAGAATGCGCACATTCTCGGTAGCTGCCCCGCCCGGCTGCTCTGGGGCAAATCGTTGCACAAGGAAACCGACCTGCCCCGCCGCGGGCCGCTTACGAATCAGTTGGCCAAGCTCAACCGCTTTCCCATTTGGGAGGCCTGCATTGAGTTTTACCGCATGTACGGGGTGTTTCCCATCCTGTGGAGCGTGGAAGAGGAATGTGGCTACAAAGGCCCCAACGGCGAGGAATGCCAGGGGGGCTTTGTGCAGTACGTGTCGAGCTATGTCAACCAGAGCGATGGGCCAGCTGTCCCACGCTTCGACGAGCGGCCCTGCCCGGCCTGCCAGGCCAATAAGTTTATGGGCCCTGGTACCCACGTGAAGGTGCCCGCCCCCACCAAGGACACGCCCGACACGCGCAACCCGCTCGGCTGGGCCAGCCCCGACGTGGAGGTACTGCGCGAAGCCCGTGAAACGCAGGAACGCCGCAAAGCTGGCATCCTCTCGGCTTGTCTGGGAGCGGGCGGGGAGCCTGGCACCGACCAGCCACGCAATGAAAAGGACGTGCGCGCCGGCTTCGAGCACTTGCAGGATGTGCTGATGGGCGTGCAAACCAATCTGAGTGAAGCCCAGCAGTGGGCGCTCACCACCATTGGCAAGCTGCGTTACGGCCCGGTATGCCGGCAGGTAGTCGTGAACCGGGGCGAGCAGTTTTATCTGAAAACGCCCGAGCAGTTGGCTGAGGCCGAAACCGTAGCCCGCAAAGCTGGCCGCTCGGTGAGCGAGCTCAGCCAGGCCCGCGACCTGCGCTTTGCTACGGCTTACCGCAGCAACCCGACCATGCTTGACCGCATGCGCATTTTGTCGGACCTGGAGCCCTGGAGCGAAACCAGCCTCGACGACATTCTCACGAAGCTCAGCGCGGCCAGCGAAGGCTCGCCCCTGCTGGCCCTCTACCCGGCCAAGCGGCTCCAGCTCAAGGCCGATTTTCCGCGCTACCTGGCGCAATTCGAGTCGCAGCACGGCGACGTGCGCACGTTTGCCTCTCTTCAGCCCTACTGGGTCAAACTTCAGCTTATCAACACTTTACTTCTTTCGTATGTCAACGACCCAGCGTCACAAAATTGAACCGGCCGAGTTGCAGCAGCAGCAGCTCAATGCCGCCGAAGACCCCGAGAACTCGGAAATCGAGATGACGACGGGCAACGTCGATTCCGAGTACAAGCTGCCCCAGCACGAGCAGCACCTCATGCACGTGCGCCTCGTCAAAAAGGTCAACGACCCGATTAACAAGGAGTACAAAACGGAAGAAACCGTGTGGAAAGGCTCGCCCGCACTCTACGAGCGCATGAGCAAGGATGCTGACAAAGGCGGCACCGGCACCTTCAGCGAGTACGACAAAGTGGAATTACTGCACGACGTGCGCCCACAAGCTACTGGCAAGGCCACTCCGGCGCCCAAGGTTGGCACCGAAACCGATTCGACTAAGAAGCCGATGCGCAGCCTGAAAGATGCGCAGGAACGCTACAAAGAGTTGGTTGGCTTCGACGCCCCCACCGACAAAAACTTCGGCGAGTTGAAAGAAGCGCTAGCCCACCTCGGCAGCGAAGCCGGGGCCGGTGATTTGGCCGCCCTCAAAGAATCATTGGCGGCTCAGTAGTCGCCAGCTCCCCCACCCCTCACCCCTCTCCTTCGGGAGAGGGGTATTAGTGCCTCCTCTCTTTTTTTCTTATGCAATTCTCTCAATTCCCCCAAGCTAACGACGTGCTGCGGGCCGCACCTGGCACCGAGCACTACGTGCAGGACCTGCCTATTTTCCGGCAGCAGCCCTATGTAATAAGCTGCATCGACTTCGACGAAGACGAGCGCTTGAGCATCGCGCAGGCCGGCCGCGTGTACGTGCAGGTAGTCGGTGACTTGACCCAGCACCTCGACTATCTGCGCAACCTGGCGGTGCTCAGCAGCTTCGGCGCCTGCATCGCCTTAGAAAGCGCGCTCTATGCTGGTTTCGAAGGCACCAACGCCTTTTTCTCGCTGGAAGGCCGCGAGGTGCCCGTCTTTATTCAGCCCGTGCCAGGTCAGGTGCTGCCCGTCGACTCGCAGCCCTGCGCCGTGGTCGGCTTCGCGCTCACCGATGCGGATGTCGCGGCCCTGATGGAAACGGGTAAGCTCTACGTGCGGGTGATGGGCCAGACCCACCCGCCGATTGCGGTGCACGCCAGCAGCCCCATTGTTTTTGACGCTCCAGCCCCGGCCGAAGCGTAGTTTTTTCTTCCACCTTCTAACACCCACTGAACGGGACTCAGATGGCACTTACCGACAATACCTTCACCGTCGAAGAATTTCAGGCTGCTGTAGCAGCGAATCCCGCGTTGAAAGACGTGGCTGTGGCTTCGGTGAAGCACTTGGGGCTGACGCCCTACTCCAAAGACGAGTTCGAAAGCGAGCTTGGCACGCGCATTGGCAAGAAAACCAATGAAATCCACTCGGCCTACGACAAGGATATTCAGGAGCTTTTCGGTACCGTTAAGGGCGGCACTGAAAAGAGCTATGAATACCTGAAGCGGGCTGCGGGTGAGGCATTGACTACTCGTCAAAACAAGATTGCCGAATTAGAGCAAGCCATTAAGGACGGCGCCACCGACCCCACCCTCAAGGCCCAGCTAACCGACCTGCAAAAGAAAGAAGTCGCTTGGCAGGAAAAGGAAAAAGGCTACGGCACTACCCTTTTCGAAAAGGACGTGCTGCTCGACCTGCGCCTCGGCCAGGTGGGTATCAAGCTCAACGAAGCCCTGCCCGAGTCGCTGCGCCGGCTGGCGCTTGAAAATGCGGAGAAAAAGGTATTGGGCATGGCCAAGCCGCAAACGGTGGATGGTAAAACCAGCATCGTCTACATGAAAGACGGTGAGGTGGCCCTAAAAGATGGCAAGGCAGCCACCGCAGCCGACTTGCTACGCGACGAGCTCAAAGACGTGCTCGACGCGGGCCAGCAGGGCCAGGGCGGCGGCGGTAACGGCAACGGTGGCCCCAAAACCGGCCTCGACAAGGATGGTAATGTCATCGTGCCCGATGCGCTGCCGGCCGACGTGAAGACGCAGGGCGATTTGATGGATTACCTCATCAAACTCGGCGTGCCCAAGGATACCAAGCAGTTTGACACGGCTTACGGCAAGTTTTCCGATAAGCTGCCGCTTTTCTAAGCAACCCAATGGCCGGCCCGCCCCACGTGACGGGGCGGGCCAATCGGCCCCAGTTTTTTAAGTTACCCGAGTGATTAAGGGACGATTACTCAACAGTTTATTTTCAATTACCTACCCCTTTTTCACTCATGGCCAACTTAGTAGCCACCCTCAAGCAGTTTATCCGCACCACCTACGCGGCGCGACTGGACCGTAACGAGCTGCGCCCGTCAGAGTACGGCGCGCTGAACCTGTTTCGCAAGCAGTCGCGCTCGCCGCTGAGCATCCTGACGCCCGAGATTCACAAGGCTATCACGGAGAGCTTCGGTAATACGATTCAAATTCCCGTGCTCAACTGGGAAGATATTACCATCTCGGTAACGCGCACCTGCGACGTACAGACCGGCGGGGCCGACACGGCCATCACCACGCTGGTTTTCTTCACGGCTGCCTTTGGCTTCCCAATGGTGCCTTCGCGTCACGAGGCCAACGATATCAGCTACCAGACTTACTACCTGCGCAACTTCGAAGCCCGCCGCCTCAAGCTGCTGGAGTTCCTCGATGGCAAGTGCGTTGACTGGCTCGACGTGAAGAAAAACCAGTATTTCCCGGCCGGCATGGTCGCCTACTACCCGGTATCGGCCGGCGCGTTGCAGGTGAGCAAAGCCGACTCGGCAGAGTTTTTCAACGCCGTGCCTTCCATCATGGCCACGGCCGACTTCACGGGCTCGCCCGATGTGCTCACCAACCCGATGGGCATGATGTACGTGCGCAAGCTGGAGGCCCAGGGCACGATGAACGCCGTGAACTCGTCTTACCAGATTGAGAACATCGGTGAGTTTTTCCAGTCGAACCGCGTGCTCAACGGGGCCGGCGTGAAAAGCACCGAGTACCTGGTAGGCGATGGCGCGGTGGCCATCGATAGCCGTGTAGACCCGGATTGCCGCAAGGGCCGTGTCATCGGCTCGGAGACGGCCCCCGAAAAGATGTGGACCACCATGGACGTGCCCGGCGTGGGCACGATGGGCTACTACTTCCGCGCCGACTGCTCGGACCAAAGTGCCCTACTGGCTGGCGAGCGCATGGGCTACGCCAAGCGCGCTTACGTGGAGTCGCACGAGTGGAGCGCCGACTTCGTGCTGATGATTACCTACAACAGCGACGGCACCACGCGCTACACGCCCATTATTAAAGCTGAGCTACTTACCACCTAGTAGCTGGCTTACCGACATCCCAGTGGTTGGGATATTTGCAGAAAAAAAGGAAGGGAAAGGGCCGGGGTTATGCCCCGGCCTTTTTTGGCTTACGACTTATAACTCATAGCTCATGTACACCCTCGCCCCACTCCTGGCCTGCCTGGCTCCGCTGCTGGCGTTCCGGCAGCCGCCCACCGGCAACCTCGACGAGCCGCAGCTCGATGCGGCGCTCGTTATCACGCCTGGCCAAGTGGCCATGCAGGACGTGCACCCGCTGCTCACGCTCACCAACATTCGCCAGAGCGCCCAGCAGGTGCCGGCGGTGGGCGCCAACATCGGCGCGCAGCTGAGCCAGTACCTGGTGCAGCAGCGCGAAGCCGCGGCCGCCAAGGTGCTGGCTGCCTTCACCGCTCGCAAAAAGCTGGCCGGTGCGGGCAAAAGCCTGCTGGCCGCCGGCAAGCTCAGCGACCGCAGCGGCGAGTACCGCAACAAAGTCATCAAGCAGGGCCGCTTCGTAGGCCTGGCGCTGCGCCCCGTGGCCGGCCAGGACGTGCTGGTGAGCGTGGCCGGGCTGGGTACGCAGCTCACCGAGCGCAACCCGAACTTTCGGCTTTACCTCTACCACTCGGCCAACCCGACCGAGCCGGTGGCGCAGTACGACGTGCCCCGGAATGACAAAGTATATTTCGAGTGGACGCCGCTGGCCATCCCCCTGCCCATCGGCCCCACGCCGGGCGAGTACCGCCTCGGCTACTTCGAAGATGACCTGGTTGGCCAGGCCGTGCAGCTTCAGCACGACTTCAGCCGCCGCCCTGGTACCGGTGGTTGCTGCGGGCGTGATTACTTGAATTTCGACGCCTACGCGCCCCACGTGCAGGTGCGCGCCTTCACGGCGGCCGCCACGCCCGGTACCGACGTGCTGCCCGGCGACGGCAAGCCTACCTACGTCACCGATGGCAACTTCGGGCTCAACCTGCAAGTGTCGGCCGTGTGCGACCTGAGCGACTTCTTTTGCCGCCACAAAGCGCTATTCGTCGAGGCCTTGCAGTTACAGCTGGCCGTGGACCTGCTCAGCGTGATGGCCAACTCGACGCGCAACAACGGCACCGTGCAGGGCGCGCAGACGCTGGCTCTGGTAGAGCTAAACAACAAGCCGAACGGCCAGCCGGGGCTGTTCAGCCAGTTGGCCACGGCGCTAGCGGCGCTCGATGTCGATATGTCGGGCGTCTCGCGGCCGTGCCTGCCGTGCAAAACCAATGGGTTTAAAGTGGGGGTGGTGTAGCACATGAACGCCCCCGACCGCCTCGACGCCTGGGCCCGCGCCCTCAAGCAGCTGCCCGACCTGCTCACGCGCACCGTGGGCGAGGTGGCGCAGGCCAACAACTACGTGCTGGAAGATGCCAACGCCGCCCAGCTGGAGGCCGGCCTCGACGCTGACGGGCGGCAGATTACCCCCGAGTACGCCGAGCTCACGGTGGACATCAAAACGGCCAAGGGCCAACCCACTTCCCGCGTGACGTTGCGCGACAGCGGGGCGTTTTATGCCGGAATCGTGGCGCAGGTGCGGGGCCAGGAGCTTGAGATGACTGGTACCGACCCCAAAACGCGCGAGTTGCAGGAGAAGTACGGCGACGATATCATCGGCCTCAGCGAGGAGGCGGTGGCTGAGTTCCGCGAAGACTACGTGCGGCCCGAGTTGGAGGCAAAAACCCGTGAAATCCTGGGGCTATGACCGATAACGAGCAAGAGGACCAAAAATCCACGTTCAAGCTGCTCGACGAGGGCACCATGTTCACCGGGCGCCATTTCTGGTACAACGGCGAAGCGTGCGACCTGCGCGACGCTGTGGGCGTGTGGAGTTGGGAGGATGTGCACTCGGTGGGCACGCTACCCGACGAAACCATCGCTGAAATGCCCGGCCCGCGCTGCCTGCTGTTTTGGCGCGACCAATACCTCTACCTGCAAGCTGATTTCGTGCAGGTGCAACGCGCCTGGCGCAACTACCGCAAGGCGCAGTCGGTGCGCCGCGTATTCCCGTTTTCGGGCATTTTTCCCTTTTCAGGCAATTAAGTATGGTTTCCTACACCGACCCCACCGCCCCGCTGCTGCCCAGCCCCGTAGGCCTCGATGCTGAGATTCAGCGGCTCCAAATACTGCTGCTCAACGAACTGTACTGGCTGCAAATCAGCTACGGCCGGGCCTACCGGGGCAGCCGGCAGGGCGCCAACAAAAAGACGGTGTACTTCCCCGAGGTGTACGATGGTAGCAGCGAATACCGCGATGTGCTACCCAACGACAACGTAACGGCACAGTCCTTTTTCTACCCAGCGGGGCCGGCCACCAACCCCGACCGCGAACCCATCCCCAACACGCTCACGCTCACGCAGGCCTGCGACCTCATCGTGTGGGCCAACCTGGTGCGAGTCGATGACACCAAAACGTACCGCTTCGAGCACGAGCTGCTGCGTGACGTGCTGCGCGTGCTCAACGATGATGGCCAGGTGCGGGTACTGCGGGCGTTCACCGCCAACGAAGATATTTTCCGGGGCTTCGGCCTCGATGCCGTGCCCGAGCAGGCGCTGCGGCAACCGTATTGCGGCTTTCGGATTCAGATGGAGCTGCACAGCACCAACATCCTGTGCGAGGCCCAACTCGTGCCGCCCAACGCGCAACGCCTGAGCGGCGGCGGGTACTTGCTGCTGCGCGGGCAGTAGGCGGCTTTCGGATGCAGTTGGAACTAGGTGTAATAGTGTGCTATGCTAAGGCCGCAATTCCTTTATCAAGTACTTGCACACTTCTGGAATTAACTCTGGGTGCCTTGAAACCAAAAATGTCTCATTCGCCCGTCTAGGATTGTAATCACCCTTAAGCATTTGCTGTATTTCAGCATACTCAACCGAATGATTTGCAATCAGGTATTCTCGTACTTTAAGAATTTGGTTACTAGAGGCAGAACCGGGGCTCTCTCTATACAGAAAGACAAGCGCGTGATAGAGACTCCTATTAGCGGCAACAGCTATTTCGTCAATTGTACGTCGCGGCAGTTGAAGCTTATACTTGTCAATGAGAGATTTGAGCGCCGCATCGTAATCATATTTATGCTCAGCCAGCACACTTAAATAGTCAATATGACCAGGTAGCTCAAAAGGAGGAGACATGACTTATTTGGGTAAACGGGGCACCATCGATATTGACAGCATCGCAAAGTAACACTGTTCAAGTAAAGTAATGATAGCTCAATTGCTTAGCGGTATCGTTCTAGCTGGCCTCACCGCCGCCAGCCTACTCGTATGCTTGGCCAAGTGGGGCGTACTGGCCGCCTGGGAGGTAAAGCGGCCCGAGTGGCTCATGCGGCGCTGTGACTTCTGCGCCGGGTACTGGCTGAGCGTACTGCTGCTGTTGACCGTGGGCACCTGGTACATGCAGGTGTTTGCGCTGCCATGGTACTGGCTACTGGCAACCTTGCCAGCTGGGCTGCCGGCGGCGGCGGTGTGTCGAGCGGTGGCCGGGGAACTGTAGGAGTAAGGTGACAGCATGCTGGTGCTATCTTGCTGCGCACTCATTGCAACCCTAAATCAGCTATGAAAGACATCAAGATTTCCATTGATGAGCAAAGCGCCCTGTTCAAGAAGCACCTTGATGAGGAGGATAACGAGCGAATCATTTTTTCAGCTCCCTTCGGAGCAGGTAAGACCTACTTCTTACGAGAGTTCTTAAACACAAATGCGACAGAGTATCTAGCTGTCAAGTTGGCTCCTGTCAATTACTCAATTGCGAGTAATGAAGATATTTTCAGATTCATCAAGTTTGATATCCTTTTTGAATTACTTGCCCATCACGGTGCTAAGCAGCCTGGAAAAATAAAAATTCGGCCTGATATATTTTATGGACTCAAACTAGCAGAGAAAGCTGATGGCTTCTTTACTAGTATAGCCACACTTTTTGGAACTCTGAATAAGGATGTCAAAGAGGCCACTGAGGTGATTACTGCCTTGGCAACTCTACATTCACAAATCACTGAGTTTGCTAGTACCAGTCGTGAAATAGAGGAGAATCCAGAACTGAATGCTTTCGTTAAGCAGCTGATGGACAGCTATTACAAAGAGGCAGATGAAGTCACTTCTTTTATAGAGATAGCACTAAACCAACTATCCAAGGCTCCTGAACCAAAGGAAGGCGAAGCAAGCACAAAAGACAGGAAGAAGGCATTGGTAATTGACGACCTAGATAGACTTGACCCCGAACATATCTTCCGGTTATTTAATATTTTTAGCGCTCACTTCGACTATAATCAATCTAACAAGAATAAATTCGGATTTGATAAAGTAATTTTTGTTTGTGATATTCAAAATATAAGAAATATTTTCCGTAGTCGATACGGAACGGAAACAGATTTCTCGGGATATATAGATAAATTCTTTAGCCAAGAAATATTTTACTTTAATAATGAGAATGCAATCAAAGAATATGTAAACATACTATTGAAATCAATCAGATTAGAACCTGACAATGACTTTGTCAAAAACTACTTTGAACACAATATTTTACAAGGAGCAAACCACACGGAAAAATGGATAACATTCTGGACCCTATTTGAATTAATAAATTCTGGCGCATTGAAGCCTCGGCGGATATATAGCCCACATAAAGCTTGGGACTTTCCAAAAGGCCATATCGTTGTTTGGAATGACAATTACTCTAGAGACATAGCAATAAGCAGCGTTCCAGCTATAGTTGCAATTCAACTACTTAGCTCTATTCTTGGCGGTGGAGAACAACTATTGCAAGCATTAAAATATGCAGCGGGCCAGCCTCGAAGCATAGAATACAGGAATTTATCAGACAGACCTAATTATATCATGCGTTTAACAGGCAGTCTACTTATTGTGGATTATACCGAACATCTATTTAAAACACATAATGATTCTCGTCAGCCGCAACAACATATATATACTGGCCCGGATGGCAAAAAAGTAGAATACTTTATAGGTCAGGACTCTGCTAGACATGAACTATATCAGTCGTATGTAAGAGAGCTACAAGGTCTATCCTTTTTTGAGCTACTCCCTGTCATGGTTCAGAAGCTATTAAAGGACAAAAAGATTAAATAAGTCCTACGCGCAAAAAGCCCCGCCACATCACTGTGGCGGGGCTTTTTTGTAGTGCCTACACCCGGTATGGGGCCACGGTAGGGCTTTAGAATATGGCAACGTAGTACAACAGGCCCAGCAGCACTGTGCCAGCCACGGCCAGCCAGGTGCGCTGGTGGCCGTTGAAATCGTTGCGCGCGGTGGTACTGGCCGACTGGTAGCCGTACTGGTAGAGGTCCCAGGCCAGGCCCCAGGCCACGCGGTCGCCGTGCTCGTCGTCGGCCGCCATGCCCGCGCGGCAGATAATCCAGAGCCGGGTGAAGTTGTAGGCCTCGTCGTGCGCCATCGGAAACAACAGCGCCATGGGCACCAGCTCAGCGCTCAGCAGCCAGCCGCTCCAGGTATAGACCAGCATGGCCAGCGGCACGAGCAGCACGGCGGTGATGCGCTGCCACATCATGCCGGCGTGCTCGTTGAAGGTGAACGTCTCGGCGGCGCGCTGGGCGTAGAGGATGGCTTCGAGCCAGCCGCAGAGCGCGGCGAATAGGCAGAAATCGAGCGTCAGCATCTGCTTAGTTGCTACGCTTCAGAAACCATTTCTTTACCTCAGCCTGTGGCTCTTGCTGCTTAGCAGGTCGGCTGATATGCGGGGCCGTGCTGATGGTGCGGCCAATCACAAAAAGAGCCAGCAGCACAAACCCAAAAATCATCTGGAGCCATTCAGGCACCACAAACACCATCACGGCCAGCAGTGCGAAGCTATTTAGGTTTCCACCGCGGCCCCACAGCCGGCCAGGGCCGAAGGCAAACACAAAAAATACCAGCGCGGCCCCCGCTACCAGCCAGCCGCGGCCGCCCCCTTCGGGAATGTGGAAACCAAAATTGCCGATGGCAATGATGGCGATTGCTAGGACCAAGCCAACTAGCACAGAAACAAAGCCTTTCATAAGTAAAAAGGGAAAAGTGAGAAATCAGTCTTGCTTTTGCTTGCTCATCAGGAAATCCACCGCCGCGTTGAAGTCGAACACAGTCAATTCCTGCGCCCGTGGGTAGCCGGCCTCGGCCAGCGCGGCGCACGCGGCCCCGAAGCGCTTGCGGGCCAGCACCAGCACGTTGCGCGGGTCGCCGTGGTCAAAAATGTCCGGCTTGAGTTGGTCGAGTAGCCACTCGTCGATAGTGGCAATGAGGCCCAGGTAGTGCGCGTCGCCATTGCTGAGCACCAGGTCGCACAGGGCCAGCAGGCGCCGCTGCTGCTGTTGGTAATAGAGCAGTGCTTCACTTTCAGACCCACCGTAACGCGAAGGAAAATGGGTCTTTAATTCCTCCGCAATTCTTTTTTTACTGTTTCGACCTCCTCTACTACCAGCCCCTCGGTGAGGCCCGCCGCGCTGAGCTCGTCGAGCAGCCTACTCAGGCCCTCCTGGCTGGTATCGGTCCAGGGCTGCCCCTTCCACTTGGCTACGAGGCAGCCAAAAGCCAGGTGCCTGCTGGAAAACTTGGCGAGCGCTTCCTCGAAGGCGTAGTGCAGCACGGCCAGCGCGTCGGCCGCCTCTTCGGATTTGCCGCCCGCCAGCAGAGCCGTGGCCGTGCTGAAGCGCTGACCGATGGCAGCCGCATCCGAGCCGAGGCCTGCCTGCCGAATCAGCCAGTACTGAAACTCGGAATGCCGCCCCGTGGGCAGTTCGAAGATGCTCTGGTGTAGCTCCACTACATCGGCAGAAGGTAGCGTAAGGGCGCGCATAGGCACCAAAGGTAGCAAAGTCAGTCATAAACTGTTTATTTTACACAGTTTATTAGTTTCTGCCCATGCTGCCTCCCCAACGCTCCCCGCTCTTTCGCTACACGCTGGGCTCCGACCTGCTCGGCACCCGCCGGCTGCGCTACGAGCCAGTTGGCGGCGACCAGCTGAGCCTGAGCCTGCACCGTGACCATCTGAAAATCCATGGTACCGGCCTCGACTACTCGGCGGGCCTGAGCTTCGTGAAAGACGGCCGCGCCTACGTGGCCCGCGCCTACCAGGCCGCCGGCATCGAGGCCGACGTGACGGCCCGCGTCGAGCAGTATGACCCCAACGCCTTTTTATGGCAGCCTTACTACCAGGGCCAGATAAACTTTGAGGCGGCTGAGTTCACGGCCACGCAGGCCAAGGTGACCATCGAGCAGCAAAGCTGGCTGGCCAAGTTTCTGAGCCGCGACTCGGTGCAGGTGGATATGTTCAGCGGTACCAGCGTAGGCGGCAGCGCCGGCCCGGTACCGAGTCCCGTCACTATTGCCCTGCACTCAAGGGCCGTGCTCCAGCGCTACGTGGGCACGCAGTCAACAGCCCGCACCGATGGCACCATCATGTATGGCGACGAAGACGACCCGAGCCACGAGCAGCTGTATTACTTCGGCTTCGATAAGCAGGAAGTCAACGACTTCGGCCTCGGGGCCGTGGCTGGCGGCTGGGTGGCGGGCGGTACTGGCGACGTGGTGGCCATCTACACGGCGGGCGGCAGCGGCGACCACACCATCGAGCTAAACCTGAACCTGCACGTCGAGGCGCACAACAACGGCCAGGGCCCGGAATTTGAGACGGTAGAGGGGGATTTTTACCTGAAATTCAAGCGGGGCGGGGCGCTGCTGCAAGCCCACCAGTTGGTACCAGCCTACTACCAGGGCAACCTGGGCGGCGACTACATCGGCGACTTAATCACGGGGCCGCAAAGTTTTACCATCAACCTGCAACAGGGCGACACGGTAGAGCTCTACGCCCGCTACTACATCCACGATATCGGCGGGGCCGGCACCAGCATCCGCTACCGCTCCACGCTCGACGGCACCTTGCAGCCGGGCAGCTACTTCCGCATGTCGGCCGTCACCACCACGCCTCCCACCGACACCCAGGGGCTGCTGCTGTACGAGGCGCTGGAGCGCACCTGCCAGGCCTTGACCGATGAGATAGACGTGTTTCGCTCGGATTTCTTCGGCCGCACCGACCGCGGCTACGCCGTCGATGGGCCGGGCGCGCTCACGCTCTACACTGGCGGCTTCCAGGTGCGGGGCTTCCCATCGCTGAATGCCGCCCCCCCGGTGGGCGATGCGCTCGACCTGCGCAAAAGCCTCTACGCCACCTGGCGCACGCTCTTTGACTCGCTGGCGGCCGTGTACGGCCTGGGCTGGGGCCTGGAATGGGCTATCAACGAGCGGGGCAAACTGGTGCAGGTGATTCGCGTGGAGCCGCTGGCTTACTTCTACCCCGAGCGCGTGGTGCTCGACCTGACGGGCTACGGCCGGCTCACCGTGAAAACTACCGTGTCGGCCGCCGCCCACTACCAGGTGGCGGAAATTGGCTACCGGCAGTGGCAGGCCCAGACGCTGGGCGGCCTCGACGAGTTCAACGCCTCGCGCCAGTGGACCACGCCGCTCACGCGCACCGAAAACACCTACTCGCAGCTCAGCGAGCTATCGGCCAGCGGCACGCTGCTCGAAGCCACCCGCCGCGACCGCTTCGACGCCACGGCCACCACCGATACCAGCCGCGACGCCGTGGGCTTTCTGGTGTGTTTGCTGCGCTGGGGCCCCACGGGCTACGAAACCGAGCGCAACCAGCTGGCTACGGTGCTTACTGGCGTGATATCGCCCAGTACCGTCTACAACCTGCGCCTGCGGCCGTCCCGCGTGCTGCGCCGCGGCCACGGGGCCGTGCTGCGCGCCGGCCTCAAGGCCTTGCGCGGCGCCCTGGTGCGCAGTACCACTGGCCCCGGCAACGGCGGGCTCACCTGCCAGCTCACCGACGAGCCGGCCCCCACCACCGAAAACGCCGACGTGCCGGTGGCTGAGCTACCCGCCCCGCTCTGGCGGCCCGAGCAGGACACGTTTACCGCGCCGGTTTCGCGCGACGAGCTGCACCAGCTGTTGCGTCAGCCCACGGGGCGGGTGCGCTACCTCGACGAGCGCGGCCAGCGCCGCGAGGGCTGGATACTGGATTTCAAGCACGCTGCCACCGAGCAAACCGGCGATTTCACTCTCTTACCCTGCGCCTAATGGCTATCAATCCCTACCTCGTTTCGATAAACGTAACGCAGCCCACGCTCGCTAGTCCTACCGGCACGCTCTACATCGTGGCCAACGCAGGGGATTCTGTGGGCCCGCTCACGCTGGAGGTGCCGGGCCTCACGCCGGGTATCGTGTCGATGAACGCCCCGCCGCCGCCGGGCTACAACAACTACGCCTACCTGCAAACCGGCATCCCGGCCGGAGCGGCGGGCGGCACGTCCTACCAGGCAACCATTTACGATGCCAGCCCGGCCAAGCTGCCCGGCTTCGACCAGGCCTTTACCATCGACCCCGCGCCGCAGCAGGTGCTGGGCTGCACCGACCGCGATGCGCTCAACTTCGTGGCTGGGGCCACCGCCGACGATGGCAGCTGCACGTACACCCCGCCGCCGCCGCTGGCCCCGTTTTTTCAGGTGCCCGCGCTGCAAAGCCTGCGCTTTGCGGTGCGCCTGCTCGCGGGCAGACTGCCCACCTTTGACAACCTGCTTTTCTGCGAGCAGCCCCGCCCCGGCCAGCAGGTGCGGCCGCGCTACTACCAGCTCGTGGAGTTTGCTGACGTGGTGCGCGTGCAGGTGCTCACCTCCTACACAGCCATTGCGGCCACGATTTACCAGCACGGCGGCAGCCAGGTCGGCCAGCCCGTGCCACTCACGCAGGTGCTCACGCTCGAAGGCCCCAGCGCGCCGCTCCAGGTGACGCTGCGCGACAACGGCGACGGCTTCACGCGACTCGTGGCCACGGCCGGCGGCGTGCTGCCAGCCAGCCTGCTCGGGACCGTGCGCCTCGTGCTCGGCGGCGTGGCCAGCGGCACCTACCGCATCACGCAGGCCGTGCCCGCCTCGGTGGTGGCGCTCGACGACTACCTCGTACTCAACCGCCCCTGGGTGGCCCCGGCCGCCGGCCAGGTCACGGCCAGCTGGCAGCTTACCGGCCCGGGCTTCAACGTGTGGGAGGCGACGCTGCCCCTCAGCACGCTCGCCGAGGGCTACTACCAGGTGAAGCTGCGCGCCACGGCCGCCGGCCAGCCCGACCGCCTGGCCGAGTCGGAGCCGATTTACTTGCGCGCCGAGCACCCCGATACCCTGGCCATCGACTACCGGGCCAAGGATAACTGCTTCAACATGGTGTTTGCCACCGGCATCACGCCGCGCGTGCGGGTGTGGGGCACGTTTTTTCGGCAGAAAAACGGCGGCAACCTCTCATCCTATACCGACAGCGCCGCGGATGTGACCATCCTTTCCAGTACCGCCACGCGCCTGACCGCGCTCGAAACCTACGGGCAGCCGGCGTACATGCACGAAAAAATATTTTTGGCGTGCCGGCTCGACTACCTGGCCATCAACGAGGAGCGCCACGTGAGCCCAGCGGCCTACGAAACCAGCGAAGTGCGGTCCTACGCGCTCTCGGGCGGCCACGCCGACCTGCAAAAGCATGGATTCCTGGGCGCGGGCAACGGCGACGACAGCGGCGATAATGTGCCGGGCAACGCCCTGGTACTGCGCGGCGGCGGGTATCTGGTGCTACGCGGGCAGTAGAATTAGGGAATCGGAAAATAAACTGTTTATTTTACACAGTTTATTTTCCGATTATGAGCAAGGCAATCCGCGACTTGAAGCCCTGGCCGGCTGGCGTGCCGCTACCGGCCGGGGCACTTACGTTCTTTTACCACCCGGGCCTTGACGACGAGTTCCAAATCGACCCGGCGCGGTTTGGGGTATCTACCAGCGGCCAGATTTGGTACTACGTAGGCGACCCGGCCGCCCAAAGCATTTCCCTTGGCGAGCTTGACCTAACGCGCAATTCGTTTGATACAAGCGGGCTAAATGAGGGGAACCTCTTTTATTCGGGCCCCACGGTGGAAGATAATACCGTTGGAGCCGCGTTCGCGTTGAATAAAGTCGGTCTTGATTTTCGCCGCAATCAGATAGGCGAGAATTGCTTCGACTGCGACTTCCAATTCTCTTTCACCGATAACGTGCTCGGTGAAAACGTAAATGCGTGCTATTTCGACGCGGGCACGCAGTACGTGCAAGTTGGCGACAACTGCGAGCGCGTGCGCCTCTATAACTGCAAGGGCACCCCGCAGCAGCTGTTCGTAGTGCCAGCGGGCACCATGGATGCGGTGTATCGTAACAACCAACTGGTGAATAAAGCGAATGAGGATGGCCGGTTCGACCTACTCACGCCCACCGACCGCGCCCTACCACAGAGTGCCATTCGTGGCCTAATTGACTGGCACTACGAAGATTCAGATCCGACTCAACCCTGGACGCTCAAGCCCGGCCGTTCGGTCATGTTCACGCGCAGCCGGCAGTTGGTGCTCAATTCCGACGTGCAGGAAGGTGACGTATTCAGCCTTTATATCAATCCGCTCTCGCCCGTAAGCCGGGTAGAGCTGGCCTACTTCGGCGGCATTGACGAGAAGCCGACCAAACGCTATTTGCCCGGCACCTCGATTGTGCTGCGCTACACGTACATCCCGGATTACAACGACGCTGGCGGCAACCTCATTCAGGCCCACTATGGCCTGCGCACGGTGCAGCAGACCACGCTGACGGCGACCAACTTTCGCGGTCCCTATTCAGGCTCGGCCTACTACGTGGCCGGCGATTTAGTCGTGTACCAGGGGCAGCTGTACCTGCGCCTGGCCGAGGGCGGCGGCAACGGGGCCGCCTTCGACCCGACGAAGTGGGTAGGCGGAGGCGGGGCACCCGCACCGGATGGGCTGCTGCCGCTTACGACCACGCGCACGGCTGATTACACGCTCGCCTTAGCGGATGCCGGCTGCCTGGTACCGGTGGATTCGGCCAGCGCCGTCACCATCACAGTACCCGACCATGCCAGCGTACCGTTCCCCATCGGCACCACGCTCTACGTGGCCCAGGACGGGGCCGGCGCGGTTACGATTGCGCCCGCCAGCGGCGTGGTGGTGCAGAAAGCGGACGGCTATAAAGTGCCAGGCCAGTGGCAGGACATAGCGCTACATAAGCGCAATTTGAATACCTGGGTGCTGAAAGGAGGGGTAAGCTAATGGGAGCCACCATAACCTACCGCCGCAGCATCAAGCCATTTGTGCTGGGCGCGCTGCTCAAACAATTTGTGCACGACCAGCGGCCGGAAATCAAGTTCAGCGCGGGGTGGCAGCGCTTCCCCAACGCGGGCAGCCCCTTTCGCAACGGCGACGTGGTCGTTTCCAGCGGGCAGCCGCAGGATATTGATTTTTCCTTTTCGTTCACCAGCGCCGGCCGGGCCGATGAGTGGCTTAGTGTCACCGGCGCGATGGATGCCCGCTGTGCTTATCAGGCGTATCTCAATGGCGTGCTGGTGGCCGAGCGCAATACGGTTGCGGGCGATGTGCCCTACAGCCCCCTTGTTCTCTTCCAGGGCGGAGGTGCCTTCTACTCCGGCAGCGGCGATTTCTACGAAAACCCCTTTCTGGTAGTGCAGCCAATGCCGGGGGTTAATGTGCTGAAAATTATAAAAGTAGGCGTCGCCGACAATGATGGGCGCAACCTCTTCATTGATGGCCTGGGCCTCAACGTGCGCGGCGTACCGCAGCCTTAATTCTACCTGCTATGCCTATCCAAGCCTACACCCCGCCCCCTTTTGAGTTAGAAGTTTCCGACCTCGTGCGCGGCAAAACGCAACTGAAGCAGAAGGTTCAGTTTCAGCGCCTGGAGCACGACGACGTGGCGCGCACGGCCACGGTGCATATTCTGGTGGTGCCCTACGCCGTGACCGAGGAGGGCGGCTACGGCGAGGCCCAGACCCGCCCACCCTTCACCAGCTACACCGACCAGATTGTGGCCAGCAACAACCGGCTGGTAGATATGCGCAACGGGGCCATTCTGGCTGAGCGCAAGTTCGGCACGCCCACCGCTGATGCCGACTGGCTGGCCGACATCGACCGCGTGGAGGCCAGCCAAGTGCCCGCCATGTACCAAGGCGATTATTTCCTCTACCTACGCGATAACCAGCCGCTCATCATTGGCGACGTGATACGCCAATATATCCAGCAGGCCGACGCGCCACCTAGCCGCTTCGCCTGATGCCCCGCTTCACCTTCGCCACTATCCTCAAAGCACTGGGCTATCTGTTAGCCGCCGCCCTTGTAGCCGCTCTCTGCCAGCTCATTCCTGCTCCTTTTCGCCCCTAACGCCATGTACAGCCACCACCGCAAAACCGAGGCCCTGAACGAACGCCGCCCGCCGCTGGCCTCGCCGCCCGCGCCTGCCCCTAAAGCCGCGCCCCAGCCCAGCTACTATGACTCTATTCAAGCCGCTCAGCAGCGCCGGGCCGGAAAGCTAGCGCTCGACCAGCACACCACACCCGAGCCCACCAAGCAGCAGCAACGCAAGCAACTTAAAAGCCGCGAGAAGTCGCTGCTGCGCGAACTCACCCCCATCGAAAACGAGCTGGCCGCCGTGCGCCAGCGGCTAGCCGCCCTGTAAATGCTACTCACTACTACCCCGCCGGCCATCACTTACGACCCCGCCCCGTTTTGGGGGCGGTGGCTGGAAACTATGCCCGGCTGGATACTAGTGAGCGGGCTGGTAGTGGCTGGGGTGCTGTGGCTGCTCAAAAAGCCTATCGAAGAATTTGCCTCCAAGCTTTTCGACCAGTTTGCCGAGCGCATCAAGCGCACCAGCAAGGAGCCAGCCAGCGCCGCCGACCTCGCCCGCAAGGCCCGTAAGGCCGTCGTGTTGGAACAAGCCGCCGAACGACTGCGGCTTAAAATCGACTGCGACAGTGTGAACGTGTACGGCTGCCAGAACGGTGAGTACCTGCGCAGTGGCGAGGGTATTGACAAGTTTTCTATGCAGGCAGAGGCGGTAGATGATGGGCTACCCCGCTACATGGATACCGAGCGCATCATTTTCGCTCAGGACATACCGCGCACCGTGCTGGCGCTGGAAAACCAGCCTTTTTTGCTGCTGTGGGGCGAGCGCTGCGACGATTGGAAGCTCAATAAGATGATGAAGGAGCGCGGCTACGATAGCTCCATTGCTGTGTTCGTGCGCCGGCCTATCCGCGACAAGCCCGGCGAGTTGGGCATCATCGGCATGTTCGTGGTGAACTGGCGGGATTGCGAAATCTACCGGGCCGACCAAGCCAGTACACTGCCCGCTGCCCATCAAGGCCCAACGCGCTTGCTCGACAAAAATATGGAGCACTTGCTTCAGGAATACGCCAATGAGTTTAGCTATTCAATGTAATATGTTTTCTTTCAATAACTTCTACAAGCCCGCGCCGGCCGTAGTGCAGCGCTGGGCAGCACTACTCAAGATTGCTGGCGGCTCACTCTCGACGGCCTCAGCCAGCGAACTGGTGCCCGCTAAATACAAGCTGCTAGCCTTCCTCAGTGGGCTGGTAGTGTGCGCGGTGGCCGAGGGGCTGGAAAAACTCAGCGCCGCCCCACCGCCCGCCGCCGGGCCTGACCCGGCCACCGACCCTACTGCCACTCCCTAACCCCTCTTTTCTTCATGAGAAAGTATATACTTGCCGCGGCCGGCCTGGCCCTGGCCAGCTGCTCGGCCATCAAGCCGCTGCCGCAGTACACCGAAGCCCAAAAAGAAGCCCAGCGGGCCGCCATCGGCTACTGGCAGCCCGACACGGCAGCCAGCGCCCCGAAGCTTTCGCCAGTGGCGCAGGCCAAGCTCGATGCCAAGCACCGCCGTGGGCAGGCGCCCGCGCTACTCGCCAGTGACGGCGGCCCGCGCACGCTCGATGCGCCGCTGGTGCTGCCGCCCGCTACGCCGCAGCCCGGCCGCAGTACGGCGTTCTGGCAGAAGCTAAACCCGTTCCGCAGCAAACCCGCCACCGCCTCGGCTCCCCTCTCCCAGGAGGGAGGGGGCGGGGGTGGGGTGCCCCGCAAGTGCAAGGGCTGCACCTTCATTATCGGCGACAATACAACGCTGGCCGGCAAGAAAGCGCAGGTGGCCGCCGGCGACGGGGCTACGGCCAGCGTCATCGAGAAGAAGGCCGGCCCCGCCGTGGTGGCCAGCGACAGCTCGACGCTGAACGCGCTGACTGGCGGCGGCAACCTGGCGGCTGTGCAGGGCGACGGCAACACACTACCGCAAACTACTACCACTCAAGAGGCCGCCGATTGGCGCGCTACACTCGCCAAGCCAGCCGGGATGGTGCTGGCGGGCGTGCTCGGCGTGGTGCTGGTGGGTGGCGTCATTTTTCTCATTGCTGCCTATCGGCGGCGTAATAAACTACTTAACAATGCCTAAGCTCACCCCCGCCGAATTTTTTACCAAATACGCCAAAGCTGCGCAGGATACCTGCCACGGCACCGGCCTCTGCGCTTCCGTCTGCCTGGCTCAGGCTGCCATCGAAAGCGGCTGGGACGGCTCAGGCCTGGCCGCCAAGTACAACAACTTCGGGGGCATCAAGGCCGCCTGGGACTGGAAAGGTAAAGTGGTGGTGCTGCCCACCCGCGAGGTTATCAACGGCAAGACTATCGTGGTGCAGGCCGCCTTCCGCCACTACGACAGCCCCGCCGACTACTTCAAAGGTCGGCTGGCATTCCTGCAAAAAAACCCGCGCTACAAGCGGCTTTTCGCCAGCGACGACTATGTGGCCGAGGCGCACCTCTTCCAGGCCTGCGGCTATGCTACTGACCCCAACTACGGCAACGTGCTGGCGGCCACCGTGCGTAAGTACGGCCTTACCAAGTACGACGATGCCCGCGCCCAGCCCACTATTCAGGCAGCTACCGCACGGCCACTCACTGCCTTGAAAGGCACTTAACACTCCATTATTTAGTGGCCCTACTTAAACTGTTTATTTTAAACTAATTTTTCCACCAAACGCAGCGCCCTGCGCCAGCCGGGCCAGGCGGCTTTTACATTTCTTGGGGTTTATCATCACGTCACCGGTACTGCCAGCTGCTTTTAAAGCCTCATCCTGATGGATGAGGCTTTTTTGTGACAACCCATAATCTGTTTACTTTACACATATTAAGCTTCTACCCGATGTCCAACCCGATTAAGCTCTCTGATTTTTTCGACCCCCTTGGCCCCGGTGCCCAGGATTTGGCCGATTACACTAAGGCAATCCAGAGCCTGAGCCGCAACTACCGGGCCTTCGCTAAAAATCTCGAAGGCGACAGCGAGCGGGTGAAAGGCCTGCTGGCGGTGCTCGGTACCCAGACCGGTGCGCTGCGCCAGCAGGTAGCGGGCATAAATCTGCTCAACGACCAGGAACGGGTGGGCATGGCGGCGCTGGCCGTGGAGGTGGCCAAGCTCGTGCGGGAGCAAGAGCGCTTGAAAACGGTGCAGGAAGCGCAGCAGAATGTGCAGCGCCGGGTAAAAGATGCCACCGACGAAGCGCGGCTGGCTTACCGGGCTATGCAAAACGAGCTGCGCGAGGCGTTCAAAGCCGGCGACACGGCCCGCATCGAAAAGGCCGCCTTCTCACTGCGCAACGCCCGCGCCGAAACGCTTTCGCTCTCGTCCGCGCTACGGGGAGCAAACAGTGAGTTCACGGCCGCCAAAGGCAGCTACGACGCGCTCGACGCCGAAAACCGTAAACTCATTGCCAGCCTCAAGGCGCTGGAGGGGGGCATCGGTAGCGGCAGTGGGGAGGCTCTGCGCCTGCAAAAGCAGATTGCGGCCAATACCCAAACCCTCAAATCCTTCGACGAGGGCATTTTAGTATTTAACCGCAACGTCGGTAATTATAAGGATGGGTTTACGGGCCTAGTCGCCGAGTTGGCGCGGGCGCGGGCAGCGCAGGCCGGCCTCACCGAGGGCACGCTGGCCGCCGCCCAGGGCCAGCAGCGCATCATCGGGTTTCAGACTGCTGCGCAGAAGTCAGCCGCCCAGATGGGCCTCTCTTACGAGCAGGCCGAGGCGAAGATTGAGCAGGTTACGGCCGCTATCCAGCCCCTTACCACCGCCCTGGTGCGGCTGGAGCAAGAGCAGCGCGACGTGGCCAAAACCACCGGCGAGGATACGGAAGCCTACCGAAAAATTGGTTTTCAAATCCAGTCTACTAAAAAGCAGATTGATGACCTAGCCACTACCACGGCCCAGGGCCAGCAAAGCCAAGCGGGCCTGAGCCAGCAGCTGGGCTTCACGAAAGAGGGCCTCAAGCAATACGCCACCCAGTTGGCGGTGGGCGCCATCGGCTTGCAGGCGCTGGCGCAGGGCGTGAAGGCTGTGTTTGAAGACAATGTCGAGTACAGCCGGCAGCTCGCCGAAGTACGGAAAACGACTGGCTTGACTGCCGATGAGGCCGAGCGGTTAGCCCAGTCGTTAAAAACGCTGGATTCACCCACCAGCTTGGCGGGCCTACTTAAAATCGCTAGTGTGGGCGGGCAGCTCGGCATAGCCAAAGATGACCTGCTGGAGTTTACGAAAGCCATTGATACGGCCGTGCAAGCGCTGGGGAACGACTTTGGTGGCGGCATAGAGTCGGCAGAGCAGATAGCTACGACGCTCGGCAAGCTCTCAGGGATATTTAAAAAAGATTTAGGCAATGACGCAGCCCAAAATATCCTGTCCTTGGGTTCGGCTATTAACGAACTGGCGGCGCAAGGCGAGGCTACCGCGCCCGTCTTAGCACGCGTAGCATTAGATGTTGGAGCGGGTGCCTCCCAATTCAATGTCGGCGCTAAAAATGTGTTAGCTTATGCGGGCACACTAGAGAAGGCTGGTTTTCAGGCAGACGTCATTGGCTCTTCTTTATCCCGTTTATTTTCTACGCTTGGCAACAAGACCGAGGAGGCGTTTAGAATTGCGCAAAAGGCGAATCCAGCGCTTACGCTCAAAGAATTCACGAAACTAGTCAACACTGACTTCAACGCCGCGATACAGCTATTTCTCAAGGGCTTAACTGCGGGAAACGCTACCACTACGGAAGTAAATAAACGCTTATCCACCCTGAAGCTTACGAGTGGTGATGCCAAAAATGCCATTCTCTCGCTGGCGCAAAACACGGATACCTTCTCCAGGTACCAGGCGATAGCAAACACCCAGTTGCGCGAGGCGACCAGCCTCTCGGCCGAGGCGGCGGTAAATACGGAAACCCTAGGCGGTTCCTACGACAAGCTTAAAAACGATGTAGCTAATTTCTTCACCTCGGGCGTAGCAGGCAGCTTCCTAAAGTGGTTGGTTGACACCACCCGCCTGATGTTGCCACTCACCGGCCTGGGGCAGCTCAAGCTGCTCGGTGATGGCTTTGTGTACCTGAAAGAGAAGCTGGGACTGGCCGATAAGCCACTCGACGACTACACGAAAAAACAAGTAGAAAGCGCGCTGGCCTCCCGCAAGCAGGCTGAGGCACAGCAGCAGCTACTTGATGCGTACACCCAGTTGCAAGGCATAGCGAAGCGTACAGGTCAAGAGGAGTTTGAATTGTCAAAGCTGCGCGAGAAGCTCGGCACAGATGATGCCGCCACGGCACAGGCCCGCATCGATGGGCAGCGCGCCAACTTTGCCTTAATCAAGGCTTCGCTTGAGAATGACTTAACGCTGTTCAATAAGAATGTTGATGAGGCGCAGCGCCGAGCTGCTGAAGCCCGCAACGCGCTGGCGCGGACTCCCAAAAGTGCTGACGGGGTACCCTCTACCCGTGCTGGTCAGGACGCGGCCGAAGAAATGCTGCAAGCAGAAAAGAACCTCACTGAGCAGCAGCGCATTCGAACAAATATTGTGCGGGCCCTGGCGAAACTAGGGGCTGAGAATACGCAAGTCGTCAAAGATGGTATTCCACCGCTCGATGATGCCGCCAAGGCCGAAGAGCAGCTCGACCGCGCGGCGGTGCAGCGGGCCAAAAACCGCGTCGGCCAGCTGCGCGACGAGTTGGCCGATAACCAGGAGCGCCTCAAACGACTGCGCGATTACCAGACCGAGCAGGCCAAGCTATTCGAGGATAAGCAAGTTTCTCCCGAGCTATTTGCCGAGTCAGTGCGTGGCAGTGAGGATTTAGCTACGCAGATTCAGCGCGACGGGGCCGCGATTCGCATTAAGATTGTGCGCGCCGAGGCCGCCGAGCGGTTGCAGGAAGCCGACAACGACCGCATCCGGCAGAGCAATAAGAAAAATATTAGTGAAGCTGAACTCACCGATATCCAGCAGCAGTATGCCCTGCGCCGGGTGAATATCCTGCGCCGTGAGCAGCGCGACATCGCCCAGGTGCAGAAAGACCTCAGTAAGCAGCTTGCTGAGGAGCCACTCGAATTTGGGTTGCCTACCCGTAGCCTGGAAGCACTCAATAACCAGTTCAAAGAGTTCGTCAAAACTTACGAATACGAACTGGAGGGCATCCGCAATGCCGAAAAGGCGCGCGAATCGGAGCTACTTGGACAGTTGAGCCGCCGCGAGATTTCGCAGGGCGAGTACGAGCGTCGTAGTGCGAAAAACCAAGTAGATGCGGCCGAGAAAGCGGTGGCGCTTGATAAGAAGTACCACAAAGCCACCCTGGATTCGCAGAAAGAGGCTAACGAGAAGATTTTACGTGAGCAGGCGTTACTCGCTCAGCAGCGGATAGCCCTGATTGAGCAAGTAGGGCAAATCACCCAGCAGGCCGAAGGAGCCTTCTTTGCTATTCGAGGCAACTTTATTGACGCCGATATTCAGCGCGAAAACGATGCCTACGAGCAGAGAATTAAGGTTGCTGGCGATAATGCAGCGCTCAGAACGCAGATTGAGGAAAAGCACCAAAAGGAACTCAAGCGCCTTAATTATGAGAAAGCGAAGTCCGACCGGGAAGCGGCACTGTTTTCCATCGCCATCGATACGGCCGTAGCCGTAGCCAAGTCGATTGCCCAGTATGGCCTGCCTTTCGGCCTCATTCCCGCCGCCGCCGCGGTGGTATTCGGCGGGCTGCAAGCGGCCGTGGTGCTGAGCAAGCCACTCCCCTCCTATTTCAAAGGTCGCGCCGATGGTCCGGCCGAATTTGCCAACCTTGGCGAGCGCGGCCCCGAGCTGGTGGGTAAAGATGGTTCGCTACGGTTGGTGGAGAAGCCTAGCGTCGGCTACCTCGCCGCCGGCGACCGCGTGTACACCGCGCCCGAAACCAGCCAGATTCTCGCTCAAAACGAATTAGTGGAGGGCCGGCTCGTGCAGCGCCAGTACCAGCGCGACCTCGATGCTAGCACTGGCCAGTTGCGCAGCGGCGCGCTGCAACGGGAGGCCGCCCAGCAGCGGGCCGTGCAGCAGAGCAACGACCAGCTACTAGTTAAACTGGAGCAAGTGCGCCAGGAGATTGCGGAGCAAGGCTACCGGCGCTGGGATGAGCTAGGTAATGCCATGGAAGAAATAAAGAAGGGCGCCTCCACAGAGCAATACCTGAATAAGCGCTACCGGCGCGGACGCAGTTAAATAAAAAAACCCTGGCTGAGCAGCCAGGGTTTTTGAGTTGTGAGCAATAAGCTATTGACTACTATTTACAAAATGCCATTGCAAATACATTTACTTTATTTAATATCCCATCATCCAAATTATGCACCTGGCATATCTCCTTCCTCGCTTCCTCTTGCAACTCATCAACATATGCTTGGTGCAGAAGGCCATAACTTGGATATTTCTTATCAGCCTTGTGGATACAAGCTAATTCTATTTCACCAAGTCGCTTATTGAAACTACATAGCTCAAGCCCTCTTTCAAATAGCTCTTTGTTTAGCTTTTCGAATTCTATTTCATCCTCAGTACCCTCGCTGGCTTCTAATGAAGATTGGCTTCTAAACTTCAGTTTGTCGATACGAGTGTTCGGTGCAGCATCACTCGGACCTTTCATAAGCATCCCAATCCAAGCCGCTTTATCCTGCTTGCCTAGCCTCTCGGAGGTGTAGAGGTAGACTCCCACCACAGTTGGGCGGGCAAATTTTTTAAATCCTGTTGCGTCTTTATACTGCTCATAAATAGCTAACAGAGCATTCTCTAAATGAGCTTCTGTCTCTAAAATTTTCCGTGTAAGATATGCATATACAAGCACTTGCGCTTTATTGTGCAATTCCAGTGGTTGTACATTAAATATTACGTACTCCGACATTTTGTTTTCCATGCTGACAAACTACGAAAATTCCAGCACAACGCCCCGCTCAGCCTGGTCGGGGCGTTTCTTTGTACTGTATGCAAGAGCCTAAGTTTATTCGGGATGCCCGCCGGGCCATCGAGCAAGAGGCCGAGGGCCGGCCCGACGCGGCTACCTATATGGAGGCGGGCAATGCGGCGCTCAACATCGTACTGACCCATTACCTGAGCACGCCGGTGCTCAATCCAGGCCTCGTAGCCGATGAGCGGGTAACCCAGCTGCGCGAGCATTACGAGCGGCGGCTGCAACGAGTGGCCGACCTGCTGGCCCAAGAGCGCCGCGAGTTGACTAGGCTGCGCGAGATTACCAGCGAAACGGATAGTGAAACTGGACTGCCACTGGCCGAGGCACTGCGCCGCGCCCGCGACCAGGCCCGCACGGCTTTGCATGATAAGGAAGTTGCCGAGGCTGCACTGCGGGCTGGCGCCCCACCTATCGGCAAACGGGCTGCCAACGCCCGCCACGAGCGGACGCGGGAAGAGAACCTGCGCTTAGCGGAGCGAGTGCGCGAGTTAGAAGCGCTGCTAAAATAGTTGCTTTCAGCAAGTGGCATGAAATATCAAAATAAAAAAGCCCCGACCTGACCGGCTGGGGCTTTTTTATTTCTTAAACCACTGCTCAATCTTCAGCACCAGCGGCACGCTAGTTCGTCGGCCCCGTATCGACACGGGCCTGCACCACATTCTGCACGCTCACCGGTAGGGCCGAAAGCAAGTCCAACCCCGAGGCCGCCTCAATCGCATCGACGCTCGTGCGATAGCCGCCCCAAGCCGAGTTGATAGAGTTATCGTTGGGCGTGTTGATGGCAATGATGCGGGTGCTGCTCGTGACGCGGCTAAGGTCGTTATTACCCACGGGTAACACCACGACTACCTTCCAGCAGTTGGAGGGCACTGTGACTTTGCCGCTAGCGATGGTTGTGTAGTAGCCAGCGCTGCCCGTGCCACCCCGGCCGTAGGAGCCGCAGATGATGTAGAGCTCGTTGCCCTGGCCCACCAGTTTGCGGCAGTAGTCTTCGAGGTTGCCCCAGGTTTGCTGATTGTTCTGCGGTGCCTGCGGCATCATGTTGCTCATCAGGAACGTGGCTGAGTTGTCGGCCACCGTGGCCGTGCGGTCGGCGCTCGGGCAGTTGTGCCCCCGGTCAAAGCCAGCGCCCGAGTAGTCGGTATTTTTCACTTGATACCAGCCGCTAGGTAGACTCGCATCGGCCCGGAAGTCGTCCTGCCGGGGCGTACTGCCCATGTCGGCCGCGCCTAAGTGCCAGCTCACCCAAATAGGCTTGCCTTGGTCGCGATTGTAGCCTACGGCGTACTGCGGCTTTACCAAAAGGTAGTTCGTCGGCGACGAGGTGCTGGTCACGGCGCCGCTTGGGTTGCCTAGCAGCATGTTGTCATTACTGGTATCGACGGCGGGCGTAGCGTCTTCGTTTTTTGAGCAGGCCGTGGCCAGCAGCACAAGCGCGGCCACGGCCGCCGGGCGCAGTAAGAAATTTTTCATGGTTGGTAAGTAGAACACAAAGATGGGGCCGCTCAGTAGCGCGGCCGTTATCTTGCTGGCCATGTCTTTCCACGCCTTTCAACTACTCTCGCCCGTTGTGCAACTGTACTGGGTCATCAAGCATGGCACCTTCTTGGCCAACCGCTGGGATGATGAGAGCGGCGTCAACCTCTACCACTGTGCGGGCGATGGCCGCGGCTTCTTTGTCGAGGTGGGCATCGATGACGGGCGCGGGCAAGCTGTGGTGCTGCGCAGCTTTATTGAGGCGGGGCCGCTGGAGGATTATAGTCACAGCATTAGGTTGCTGTTCGAATGAGAATAGTGAAGCGCCTGCTCCTATACGTTTGGCTTCTAATTGGCAGCCTCGCCTTCTTGGCCCTTGGCTGGGCGGCGCTTGGTTTGCTTTTTTTATGGGTAATTGGGGTAGTCAGCTTACTGCGTCATGACATACACCGAGATGCCTGGGAGTTCATGCAGTTCAGCGTCTTGATCTGGTTTCTAGTCATTGGCTGGGGCTTTATGACGCGTAGTTGGTGGCGGTACGTTGTGCAGGTCTTGCAGGGAAAATAAGGCTGGGCCACTGGAGGATTATGCGCAGGGGGTGCGGCTGCCGGGGGAATAAATAGCTATAACTGTTTAGCCGACTTTGTCTTTTCTGGTAAAACGTCAGAAACACAATTAATTATCCGGTAAAACTGCATACATTGACGCGCATTCTCATTTCTTGCACATTTACAAACTTGCCACATGCTCTACTACCCAATACTACGTCTTAAAAAAGGGGAGGCAAAAGCTATAGCTAGCTTAAAATACGGTACCAGGGCTACTATTCGCCCAGTATTAGTCATTCCCCCTGTGGGGGCTGTCTTGGTTACGCAGGAAGAGCAGCAGAGAGGAATAACAGAGGAAGTGAAGCTGGGGCGAAAGTCAGAAAATCATGCTCCCACTTTTATTAAAAACCTACTTACAGCTTTAAATGAAAGCGAAGACCTTATCTATTATCTTGATGCAAAGTCTTCTAAGCTATCCTTGCCTCGTTTACGGCAGATGCTAGTAAGTATTAAAGACACGCCTGTGATGCCAAGGCCTGTTATCTACTTATCGGATTATAGGTCTTATTGGCAGCTATTTAATGATGTTTTTGGCTTTCCAGAAGCCGTCATGCTAAGATTGAACTCATCCCAAGTTGCGGACCCTACAACCGTAGCCGCTGTTCAACAGCTTTATCAGGAGCTAGAGCTACGTAGCACAGAATTCGTGATTATGCTAGATGCGGGTGATGTTAGTGGAGCTGACGTCAGTTTATATGCTCCTAGCATAGCGGCTATGTGTAGCAGTTTACAAAAAGCGATTCCTAAAGCTCAGTGCATTGTAGCTGGTGGTGGATACCCCAGTAGTGTATCTCGCATCACGCCATGGAAACAGTATGAGTTCGAGCGTAAATGCTGGACGCTCTGGAAGAAGGTTCACCAGTGGAATAATGCTGTTGATTTTGCAGACTACGGTCCTATGTCAGCTGTAGTACTGGAAGAAGCAGCCCAAAGAGGCGCGCCTAAAGTACGATACACCTTGGCAGATGACTTCCTGCTTTATCAAGGCGTAGTTAAGACTAAAGGCTCTAAAACAGGTGCTGGCCAAATACGCTCACTTGTGCCACCGCCCTCACCTTCAGAACAATATCAACGCATCAGCGAGGAGATTGCTACACATAAGCACTACCCAGGCCCAGGATTTAGCTGGGGTGATAGGCACATTAACGAATGCACAGACCCTTCTTTTAGCAAACGCGGGAATCCTACTACATGGGTACGTGTAAACGTTAGTCACCACATAGAACATGTGGTTACTGCTCTCGCCAGTCGATTCTAGCTTTCATGAGGTGTCGCACATGGTGCGACACCTCATCTAAGGTAAATGTATCAGCAACTAGTTGCCATAAGTCCCAGCATCTTAGCTTACTCAAACCTTTCAAGCCTTGGCTTTTTAGTAATTGCTTTGCCTCGTAGTGCCATAATAAGCTAGCAATCATGAAGCCACTGCGTTCCGGATTCTGCTTAGGCTCCCGCCGATGTCGCAGTTTTCCTGGGCCCGTCCTTGGTTGCTCTGCAACGTAAAGGCCACAGTAAGGAGGCAATATTTCTAGCAACTTCTCTTCGTACCGGGAGCCACAAATAATTGTGATTTTATCAAATATTCCGCAGTAAACATTTAACTGGCCAGGCAGGCGGGCTAGTGTATCTCTATCGCTCTTGATTTCATACCCTATCAGCTCGCCATTCACCACGCCAATATCTATGCGGGCAGCATGCCCCGATAAGCCCATTTCAGGGACCACCTTAGATTGACCATCTGAACGATATTTGTTCAGGTAGACATCATTCAATAGCTCACGAATGTCGCGGTCTAACACGGTGGGACTTGTCTATCAGGTTGCTAGCTTCCGATTCACTAGCAATAATAGCAAGCGGCGGTTGTCTACAAGTGGATGAGCTTGCAAAAATACGTATTTATACCAGCTAGCCCCTCCTAAACCACTTCTCAAACTGCTCACTCGTCAGCACCAGCGGCCCCACGCCGGGGCTCACATGCGCATGGTGGTCGAGCACGAGGCGCACCTCGTCAAATTCTTTGCTGTAGGTGAGTTGGTACTCTTGGCCAATGCGGAAGCCGGCGTAGCCATCGCCAACGGCGCTAGCGGTTTCGCCGATGAAGGTGCGGGTTTCGGTAGTGGGCAT